TGGTGTATCAATACCCTGAGCATTCAGATAATTTGCACTCTTCCGATTACTTCTAGATTCTGAACTTCAATAGCTTGACGTCTTAGGTCTGCGTCAACTTCAGACTCACCTTCAATAGGAGAGAATCTTTCTCTTACGAACTTCTTGTTTAGTACTGGTCTAATATTCTTGTCTCTTCCTAATTTAGAAATAAGTACCTGTTCAGCATCAGCACCTTCTGGTACATCTAACTTGTCAACAGTGGCTCTTAAATCGATTAGATTATTATATGCCCATGCTTTGAACTTATAATAATCATCGTATGTCACTGTACCTTCTTCAAGTTTAGTAGAGAAGTCTTTATTGAGTTTCTTAAATATACCGTAGGCTGTATCAAGAGCTTGCATCTTGTCTTGCTGTTTATAAGATGCATAATCAGACTCGTAACCTTTAACTTGTTCAGGAGCCATATCTTGGAATCTTTGTCCTGATTTGAACTCAACAAAATCCCTAAACGTTGGTGCATAGAAGAATGCATTTACACTATTATCAATAGCAAACAGCATTTGTCCAGTGTAGTATTCAGAGAATGTTCCGTCTAGGAATTTCTGTTTCTTCAAATCAAGGTCAGCCTTCTCTTGTCTTAGCCTTTGTAAGTCGTCAGCATAAGTAGTACTCTTCTTACTTTCTGTTCCAGTGTCTTGTGTATTAGACTCTAATGCAGCTATCTTTCTACGAACTTCTACAATGTCAGAAACTAAACTATTAAAATCCTGAAGCATTTTGCCATTATATCCATTCTCTATAGCTCTACCGAACTTCTGCCCGTCTGATACTTCAAAGCTAGCCAGAGCTTTCATCCTAATGTCTCCCATTACCATTTTGTCAAGAAGCTGTTCATCAGAGAAGTTAAGTCCTTCTTGATTAATAACAGCGTCAAGATGCTGTAGGTAATTCTTAGTCATGGTATAGACTGCTTCATTTTGATTGTCACTAGGAGTAGTAGGAGAGGTCCATATTGTACCTTGGTCTGTATCTTCTGTCTTAGTAGCAGATAGATTCTTATTACCAAGCTTACCCTTTCTCCGCATATCATTTAACTCTTCCATTAACTCACTAGTTCTGCCATTTCTAATAAGGTAGATGAGTTCTTGGTTAGTTTGTTCATTAGTAGCCTTCCTATTCTGTGCAATATCTACACCATAGAAGATAGCACCACCAAGAGCTCCTCCGAAGAAGTTCATACCATATCTTTCGGCTGCATTCTCCCAAGCATCAAGTTTCTGCTTGCTCTTAGTGTAACCCATTTCTTGAGCCCAGTTAAATGTAGCTTTCGATAGGTCGACTACTAATTCTTCAGACATCTCTTCCAGACCTTCACCCATAGCCTTACCTACGAATCCTGTAGTATGATTTCTGATGTCGGACCAGTAATTAGAAGAATATTGTTTAGCAGTATTAAACATCTTAGCCAGCTTGTTAGGCTTAGGCATGTTACTAGTAGCAAGTTGGCCTAGTCCCTTATTAATTTCTCCAGTTACTTGTGAGATAGCCTTTCTGTAAGTGAGAGCGTCTCCTTTAAGCTCCGGGAAGAATAATTCACCAAGTCCAGTTCTATCAACTGCATACATACCAGCTACTGCTCCCCATGCAATTGCAGCTGCTTCTGCTCTATCAGCTCCTTGTTCTATGGCATCTTCAAAAGTCTCAAGACCTTGCATCATAGCCATATAACCTAGAGCTGTATTAGCTGCCATTCTATTATTTCTTTTAAGAATAGTCTCAAATGCTTTTGTTCCTTTAAGCCTATTCATCTCATACAAGCTGCCTATAGCTCCTTTGTACTTATCAGGATTAGAAGCAAGTAATCTAGTTGATTCTAAATCAGCAGCTTGCATTGCAGCTTTGTACTTCTTATCTGTACCTAGCAATGCATTCATACCTTTGAAGATAGTTCTTTGCTGTCCCCATTGCAATGCCACATCGGTTACTAAGTCAAAGAAATTCTCTGCTGACATCAATTTACCTTGAGAGTATTCTGATTTAGAGCCTTTAAATGTTCTACCTATACCTTGTATTAGATTAGCTGTAGGAGTGTCTTCATTTAATCCTAGAGTAGATTTATAAATAGTGGGTAATATATCCATTAACTGGGCACCAATCATAGCTCCTCCATATACCAAATTCACATAAGGTACAAATAAAGGTGCTAGTGAAGTCACTGTCTTCATAACAGTACCAGTAACAGATTTGTCAAGTCCGTCAGAATCAAAGAAGTCATATTTATTAGCAGCAGAACCGTCCACTGTGAAACTGTCAAACATAGATTTAAACTTACGACCATAAGCTTCTCTTCCGGCTAGCGTCTCATAGTAGTAAGTTCCTTCGTCATTGTATTTAAGGTCACCTTTGCTGTGCTTAACTATTCTGCCAGAATATGGGTCTTTATGCTCTCCGTCTGAATCCCATTGGGCAAGTACTAAAGGTTCTGAAAGTGATTTCAAGAAACCTAATGGGCTGCCAAATAGAACATTATCATTAGGAGTATAGTCTTCGTACTTACCAGTTTCGTAGTTAAATACCTTCTGTGTTTGTGCTAGTTCTGATGCTGTCCATTCTCTATTATCTGTGCGTCCTATTTGTGACACACCAGTCTTCAATCTATCAGGATTAAGTACCCTTCTAACATTAAAATTAATAGGTTTATCCTCTGCATCATTAGGTTTTAATTGAGAATATGGGTCCCAATCAACGTCCTCCATGATTGTATCCTCGAATTGGTCATTGGCAAACTTTTGATAAGTAAATGCAGCACTATCATACTTTTGGTTAAATGCTACTTCATTAAACTTACCATTCTCATCCTTAAACATTTCTTGGACAAACTTACTATTCCTGTAAGTATTCTTATCTAGTAATCCAGTATTATCAGCTGTTAATCCTACATCTCTAAAATTGTCCATAGTAAATGAAGGATTCTCTAATTGAGCTACAAACCAATCATTAGGTTTCTTTATATCATTCATATCAATTATTTAATATTTTAGATGTACTTGGAGTCATAAATGAGTCTAATTTAGCTGCTCTAGCTGCCCTTCCCTTTAGGATTGTCATATCTCCCCAGTCAGCAGGTACAGTAGGATTCTCGCCAGCGACGTTAAGAGCTAATCCAGCACTCTCTCTTAGTGGCATATAAGCAACTGTTCTATATATGTCATCATAAGGTTTCATTCCAAGTGTTCCTTTAAATAAGTTCTCTATATCATCAGGGTCAACATTAGGCATACTTCTGATATTAGTCATATAACCTTCCCCTGCCCTATCTACATCAATTGCACCTTTCTTGCTGCCAAACCATGGGTCTTCCCCGCTAGCATATACGTTAGTCATTAAGAAAGGACGGAATTTAGATTTGTCCCAAACTAGTCTTCCGTTAGCATCTTGCACCATATATCCTTCTAAGTCATGCTTCATAAGTATGCTCTGCACTTCATCAGCACTTATATTAGCTCCTCTGGATTCTATTTCTTTTTGAGCTTCGATGAATCTAGGCATAAGTTCAAAGTCTGGAGCTATACTGCCGTTTTGGTCATATGTGTATGGTAGAACTGCCCTTGCAAGTTGAGTTCCGTCATACAGCACCTGCCCAAATTTAGAAGAATCAACTTTCTGATTGCCTAAATGAATGCTATTGCTGTCAACAATACCTCCAATTCCAGACATTAGTAATGACTCTAATGAGCCTTTAGCAACTAAGTTACCGTCTTGTCCTTGTGGTGTACCATAAAATACAGCATCCGCTTCCATTTGGTAACCTTGTCCGGGATTAAGTATGTATTTACCAGCATCTCCATTCTCCCCCATGTAATAAGACATAATAGGTTTAATCTGCATAGTCTTATTAGATTTAGAGCCAGATTCAGATGCTCCCTCTGTGGCATTCTTATCATAATCTACTTTAATAGAATAGTCAGAATCAATTCCAGATGAAATCATACCAGCCAGTAATTCATACGCACCTTTAGTAGGGTCCAATCCAGACAATGCAGCCTTACCTCTTAGTAAAGCCTTTGCATTATTAGGCATGGTAGACAGCAAGTAAGTAAGAGCTACTCTAGCCTTCTTTGATTGGTCAGTATTACTTTCTGTAATTTTATACACTCCGTCCTGTCCAGCAGCTAGTAATTCGTCTATTCCCTCCTTTATATCTTTACCTTTCTTAGTTTTAAAGAACTCTTTAGAAGTGCTATCCTTACCTATTTTACCAATGAGGTCCCATACTGTCTTATTAATACTATCCATGCTGACTCCATTAGCAATTACAGTTGATATATTATTAGCATACGGCAATTTATTAGCTCGTAGGTCGGCCAGGTCGGCATTAGTAAGAACTCTATCACCTTGCTCTAGAGTTGCTTTAGTAGTAATTCCGTCCTCTCCCATTACATAATATCTGCCGTCAGTAGTAATCGCCATTTCACCAAAGGAGCCATTCTTCTGTGACTCTGCTATAGCATCTTTTAGTTGAGTTTTGCCCTCTCTAAGTCTTGCCATTAGTTGAAGAGTTCTTCTATAAGCTGTGGCAGTTTGATTTGGATTGAATGGGTTGTTCTGACTACTGAATAGATTACCTATTTCTTCAGCCACTGCATCAGTGTCGCTAATAAGACCCTCTTTATACAGAGCAGTAATCAATGATTTATCTATACCTCCTATTGTATTCTTATCTGCTTCTGCATTGCTGCTCATTGCTCCTTCAACATAGGGAGCCGTAGGTTGCGGTTGAGGAACGTTAGTATAGCTAACAAAGGCGGGAATACCCCCGCCCTGTAGCTTCTGTATTTTATTTATTATTTCCATGACATTCCTTTCTTAATTAGTTCAGAAGTTAATGAAGACATATGTTTAATCATATCAGCATGTTGCTTCTTCGCTGCCATTATGTCTTTATGGAATTGCTTATTATCTGCTAGCATTCTTCTGTTGAAATCCTTAGCTCTTTGAATTATAATCCTTTCCTGGGCTGTCAACCTTCCACCCTTAGCATAAGTATATGGGGTATTAGGAGAAGGAGTAGTTCTTTGGAACATCCAAGGCATTCCAACATTATTTCTAGAATAATTAAGCATATCTGTATTGTACTGTCTTAATAATTGTTGCTGTTTAGCTGTATCCCCAGCTTGAACTGCTGCATCATATTGTGGCTGCATTGTAGATAGTAACCCCTGCCTATAAGATTCAGCATCGTATTGTTTACGAGCTGCTCTATTCTGTCTGAATTGATTTTCAATGCCAGATAGGTAAGGATTAATAACTTGCTGATAATTAGCTGTAGTCTTAGCAGAATCAATTTGCGCCTTAGCAGCATCAATTTGTAGCATTGAAGCTCTATTTCTATTGGCAACATCAGTTCTTCTAGCTTTAGCAGCATCCGACTCTTGTTGAGCCATCATTCTTGTCTTATAGAACATATCAGCATCAGCCATATCTCCTTGGAATCTTATATCACCAGCTTTGTTCTGTGCTTCTAATTCTCCAGCAAGCTGAAGCGATGCATCAGAAGTTCTAGGTCTAGCGGCAAGAGATGTCAAATTAGAAGCTTGCCTATCAGCAGATGCTTTAGCAAAGTAGTTACCAGTAATGGGTACAGTGTTCTCATATGTATCTATTAGCAATGGTTTTAGTCCAGCTTTGTACTGTTCAGCTGCCTTGTTATTAGTTGCCAATCCTCCAACCATTCTGCCTAATGCTATCACATCCTCTGGCAATACACTAAAACCTCCTAAACCTTTCTTTTCACCTCCAGCTGCTCCGCGTACAGTACCGTCTCCGGCAGCTTTCTGTGACCTTTTAGCATCTCTAATTTGCTTCTTAGTAGGATTACTACCCATAGCTGGAACTGGAGATTCTAGTTTAGTTGGCATAGCTGGTTGTGGATTTCCACTAGTAATACCTGCTGCCTTAGCTTTAGGCATAAAATTCAACATCCCGGTGTCTAAATTCTTAACAACATCAATATTATCATTAACTCCAGCTCTAACTTTAGCTAGATTATCAGCACTGATATTGTTAGTTCCTAGATGTCTTAACCAAGTTTGGTCTCCTGCATATCCGTCAGCAGTCCATTGAATACCCTTGTCAGAACTTCCACCTCTACCTGTTATTCTACCAGATTTAACCAGACTAGCCATAGTTCCAGTATTCACTTTAGTATTAGTATTAAAGTTAGTCTGATAGTTAGCTACGTTCTGATTATAAGATAATCTAGAAGCCCCAGGCTTAGTAGCAGTAAATCCAAGATTACTGTAATCTCTTTGCATATTATTGTATGTACTAGCATTTGCTGGGTTAATCATGCCTAATGTGTCGTTGTAACCAGCACTTCCTAAGACGTCTGTGTTCCAATTCAAATCATTAGCAGATTGTACATTACGTATAGCTTTACCTCCTTGATATTTAGGAATTAACACTCCTCCGTTAGCTTTCTTAGTAACTCTGTCATCCTTAGACTTCTTCTTAGTCTTAGGTTTAGATTGCTTCTTAGGAAGTTCTCTTTTAACATGAGCAGTACTACGTTTGGGCGGATTAACTAATTCCCATAAGTATCTGGCATTCTTATCGGTAATCTTATTAGTAGGAGTAACAGTAATTTCAGTTGGAGTTGGTGGAGTATACACATTCCTTCTAGGAGTTACATCCTCATATCCAAAATCCTTTTTATTCTTAACTGCTTCATCCCATACTTTATTGTACTCACGTTCAGCTACTGGTTGGAATACTTCTCTGTAAGTCCTTTCCTTATTAGCTCTGGCTGCTCCAGCTAATGGTTGTTTAGGTGAAGGTTGATTAGTAGCCCATGCAGTCAAAGCTTCATTTCTAGCTTTTTGAGCTTCTCTAGCTTCAGCCTGCTTATTAAGCCTTTCATTCCTAATAGCTTCATTACGTCTGTTTCTATCTCCTGTGGCTCTAGTTTGTGCCAGCTTGTTTGGGTCAGTAATGTCTACAACTTGTCTTGACTTACCATCTCCCATGTGAAATACCCTGTTAGACGGAGTTACTTGATTAGGGGCAGGTAATGCTAACAGCTCTGAAGGCTTAGCTTGACCTTTATTAAGATTTCTGTATTTGAAAGAGTTGTACCATTGAGCTGGCTTATCAAGACCAGGAATAGATATAACTCCAGTTTGCATTCTTTTAACTATTCCCTTCTCTGAATCTGAATAGACTAGAGGCACTTCGATATCACCTTTAGTAGTGCTGACTATTTTAGTTTTGTTGAAGTTGTATTCTGGTCTTACTACAGAATTGGGCAAACTAGTTATAAACGGATTGTGCCATGAGAAATTAACTTGACGACCTAATCTATCATCACTCTTAGTAATCTTCTGGAAAGCTGCCTGTTGGTCTTTGAGTTTACCATGACTAGCTATCTCGTCCAACTGCGCTCCAGTGACAGTGTATTCTTTACCAGTAGCGCTAGTTATTACATGATTTCCAGTAGCAGCAGCATTTCTAAGCTGTTTAGATTGTATTTGGCGTTTAACCCCTTTACCACCCCCAACTACAACTTTTATTAGTTCAGCCAAGTTTCTATAATCATCTACGGAAAGGTCTTTTGGGTTAGTAGCCAACTTTCTAGCTGATTCTATACCAGGGCCTGTATAGTTTATTGCAGCTGCTGCCGATAATAGTCTTGGAGTCCATTTTATAAGATTCTTGACTACCTTACTACCTTTAGCTGCCGCACCCAGTCCGGGAATTAATCCAACTGTATCTAAACCTAAATTCATAGCTAGACGTCCTGCATCTCCCCAGTCAAGACCATCTTGGCCCCAATCAGCTCCAAAATTGGCCAGTGTTCCAGCATAACCTACTACCCCAGCTCCAGGTATCATAGATATTAAATCAGCACCTATAGCCCCAAGCCTTGCATAATCAGAAGCAGTGAATCCAGTATCTGCTGGCTTTCTGCTATCATTAACGGCTTGTTGTGGAGATTTACCAGATGCTACAGATTGTTCTACTTTAGCTTCCTTGTCAGCTTGACGTTTAGCATCTCTCTCCCTAATAGCTTTAAGTATTTCAGCATTAGCAGCTTCCCTATTAAACCCTATGCTTCCTCCCTGTTGGAAATATGAACCTCCCCGCTTTGGTACTCTAGGAGCAACTCTAGGTTTTGAACTATCAGTAGGATTCTCATAATGAGCATAGGCTATCTGTTGCAACGCAGGTATATCTAGCATAGATACTTCCTTGTACTGTTTAGTTTCAGGATTATATGCTATACTAGTATAATTATTGAAATCATATGTAGTGGGCACTGCTACAAAGCCATCGCCTATGTCTGGGAACTGTGACCTCATGACACTTAAGGCAGCATCCATATTATTAACTATATGCTGTCCGTTGTCTGGTCTAAATGAAGTTCTTCCTAATACATTGGTAAAGTAATTTGCCATGTCTGGTTGACCTTTCAAGTAATCCAGTAAGTTGTCAATATTGTAATTAGGATTAACATTGCCGAAATGTCCTGACATGGAAGATTTAAACGGATTATTCTTTCTATAATCCTCAAAGTATTTCTTAGTAGCTTCAGTCTTCAGTTCAGCCTTGTTAGTATCTATTATTTCTTTCTCCTTATTAGCTTGGTCTCTTAGACCTTTCTCTACATAGGCGTTAATTGCTTCGTCTCCTAATATTCCTTTACTTTTGGCATCTGCTATTAAGGACTCCCTGTAAGCATCTATCAAGTTTACATCACTACCTCCTTTAGAGACTTCATCATTTAGATAAGTACCTAAATCTCCATAGCCCATAGCGGCAGAGAATTTTAGGTCTTCAGGGTCATATTTATTGTCTTCTAGAGCTTTTAATAGATTAGAGCTTCTCTCTATCCAATTCTCTCTAGTTCCGAATACATCTTTGTTATATTCTGCTTCTGGATTATTAATGAAATCATTATGACTAGATTGTATTGCTTGTCTTAGGAATCCTAAGCGGTCTTGCGAATTAAACTTCCTCCATAGACTATCATCCCAGTTTCCTCCCATAGCTATATTAGCTAGTCTTTGTTTAAATGAAATTGGAGCTGCTTTAATTTGAGGTTTCTCTTCAACCTGTGCCTTATAAGGACTCATACCTTTAATATAGCTTAATGCATAATCACCAACTCTGTTAAATGCATTATTCTCTGTATTCTTAGTACCTAATCCTAGAAATTTCTTGTCATATTTACCAGTACTGCTCATTTGCCCAGAAGCATCTGTAAAGGTTCCGTCTCCATTCATAGTTACAGTCCCGGACTTAAGACCTTCTATGAATTGACCAGCGGCCTTTCTGAATTGGTCAGCTTTGTCCCCTTTTAGTCCGTTATTCTGTATATAGGTGTCAATGTTTCTATATAAGCCAGATACTAAATCTGATTTGTTATATTTGTTAACATCTTTCCACTCAAACAGCTCTGGTTCTTGTGAGGACTTGCCACCAGTTTGATACTTTCTTATTGCTTGTGACATATCGTATTATAAACTAAGAAAGGGACATATACTGTTTGATATATGCCCCTTTCTAACTTGTTAAATGATTATCTAACTCTTCTAAGTTTAGAACCATTTCTTGCAAAGGTTGGTTCCTCTTGAGGAGCTTCTCCAGGTCCCATACCTCCCTGTGCTGCCGACATAAGAGTCTGACATACAGCTAGAGCTGCTTCGCAGTTACCTGTTTGCACTGCCTGTGCTGCCACTTGAAGAATCTGTTCCATAGGATTACCTGCTTGTGCTCCTTCCGGTGCTCCGCCTTCCATTGGTGCTCCTTCAGCAGGTGCGCCTCCTGCTGCGGGGTCTTGTGGTACAGGAGCTGCACCACCTTGTTGCATAAATCTAGCTACTTTACTTTGAATTTTCATAATTATGTTAATTTAAAGATTGAATTGTGTTTATTATCTCTTGCAAGTCATCGTTCTTATAGTCATACTTTAAAACATACAACTTACAGTTATTAGCTTTACATTTCTCTAGTTTATAACTGTCTCTTTCAACAGTTTTATTATATCCAAGCACTCCTCCAAACCTAGCTATAGGTTTATAATGCTGCTCCCCATTATATTCTATAGCAATATTATATTTAGGTATGTAGATGTCAAATCTTTGCTTGCCTAGCCAATCAGGACTATATTCATATAATATTTCCAAATCTGGAAACTCATTACATAACCTACTATATAGCTTGTATTGTGACTTGTACAAGCATTTTGGGCAACCATTACCTGATAAGTGTGAGTGAGGAGTCTGGTAGAACTCACCATGAATGGGGCATACTATACAGACATTAACTCTATTAGTAACATATGTAACTTTAGAGTAGTCATATTTATAATTATGTACTTCATTAGCTTTCTCTATAAACTTATCAGTACTATTTCTGCACTTCTTTCCTACAAGTGCTCTAGCACATTCGGGACATCCATGTCCGTTGAACAAATGAAGTGGTTTAGCTTCAAACTCATGAGAGCATACGTTGCATCTAACTTTAACTTTGGTTTTAGCATCTATATATTTAACTTTAGATATGTCTAATTTATCACCGAATGTGTTTGTCAGCCTGGTTATGACTTCTTCTTGTGTTAAGTACTTACCCATAACATTGTATTTGACTACAAATTTAGTGACTAAATTAGACATATCAAAGCTAACCATTACTATTGTTATTTACACCAATGCAGATAGTAATTATATTAAAATACTATGGTTACTTTTCAGGAGCCTCCACATATTCAGGCTCACGTTCATCTTGCTGTTTTAAATAGGTAAACATCTTCTTCCCGAGTGCCTTATAATCTCTATCTGCCTTAGATTTATCTGCTCTCTTGGCCATACGAATAAGAGTTTTAGTATTCTTTCTACTAAAGATTCTCTCTCCTCCATTTAATTCCATTTGAGTGGAACCATCGGGAGCTATAACCTTCATAGTTGGTACTTCATCATCGTCATCTATGTCAAGCTCATCTCCTTCCTTAATTCCAGAACCTTGATTTACTTCTAATACAAACTGCACATCGTCTTCTTCAGCAATAGTTTCATCGTGCGGTTGTCCCTTATAAACTGATATTACTTCAAAATCTTCGTCAATAAATATTATATCAAGTGGAATGTCAGTATCTTGCATCCAGAAACCAACTGTTTGAGGTTCATCATATATGAACAGCATACCTTCATCTTCAGCAAGCTCTTTCTTGCCTTGCAATCCTTTGGTCTTCTCCTCATCTGTTTGAGCTACCTCTACATTATACTTCTTATCGCCAATTTCTATTCTCATTCTACTACCTCCATTAGACCTGTATTGTCAACAGTGTTATTAATAATTTCATGTGCAAGTAATTTGCCAGCTTCTATAGCCGCGTCATCGCTTCCGTCCTTCATAAGTTCTTCTAGTTTCTTAGTAACTTCTAACCTGAAGATGATTTCATTACGCTCAATTTCAGCATGTTGCTTCAATTTACCACCTTCCTCTTCCGTTACTACAGGTATTCCTTTACTAGTTACTTGTTCATACTCTGGACTAATATCCTCCAAATGATGCTTGTGTGCATGTAATGCTCCGTCTGGAATTACATTGACTGTACCTCCCTCTGCAAATTTTGGTGGTTGCTCTTCTAACTTCTCTTTAGGTCTAATCTTAGCTTTAGTAAGAACTTCCCTAGCCCATTGTGATTCAGCATCTAGTATCTTCATTCCGTTTCTACCAACTGCCATATTTCTATAACCTCCACTAAGTGCTAGTTCATTTCTAAGACCAATTCCACTATAATTAGATGCTGCAAATGCATCCTGTGCTTCTTGATTAATATCAGATACCAAATTCTGCTGCCGTTTAGCTTCTGCTATTTGTGCATTAGCTTTACGTCTAGCCTTACCACTGAAGGCTCCGTACTTCTTACCACTTTTGGTGAGAGCATCATCTACCTTAGCCATTGAACCTCCATAAGCTGAACCTTGCTGTTCCCAGGTTTCGTTATCTTTATAAATAGTATCAGCCTTCTTAGCTCCGAAAGCATTTACTAACCCCATTGGAGTTAACTTCATAAATTTACTATCAAGAATCTTATCAGTAGTAGTCATTTGGTCGGTTCCTACTCCTAAAGCTGTAAGTCCATCTGACAACATACCACCAATCTTCATTGCCCCTCCAACGATAGTTCCTACTCCAGGTACACTAGAAATCATATTAGCTGCTGCATCATATCCCTGATTTAAGCCAGTAGTAAGTGCTGATTGCTCCTTCTTCGGAATAAAACTGCCAATCATATCAGCATAGCCTCCTGCCTTAGACATGGTGTTACCGATATTTGCTTTACTAAACAGCCCTCCACCAGGTTTAACAGTACTTCCAGCAGTTCCAGTTGCCATATTAGCAGCTGATTTAGATAATCCATTGACAGCTTTATTAGTATTAGCATTCATTAGTAATGCCTTAGAAGCCATGTCACCACTAGCCGCACCAGCTTGTAATAAAGGATTATTGGCGGGAGAGAATTTATCGAAGTTAGCGGATTGTAATCCAGTCATTGCTGTATAGAGGTCGCTACTAGACTGTAGGGGAGTTATACTCCCCATACCTTGTCTTAATAGCGAATTTCCCCATTGGAATTTCATAATTTTACGCATAACTTATTGTATATAATGTCTTTAATGCTGTTATTATTGCTAACTCTTCGCCAGTATATCTTACTCTAATCTTGATGTATTTGTCTCTAAGTCTTGCTTCCTTCCTACCACTCCACCAATCAGATGTGTCTATATCTTCAGGTCCATATCCTAAGTCTATTAAATCTTGAGGCATATAGTCTTCCACAGGAGTTTCTGAAGTTATATCAAATCCTTTTAAGTCGTTTGGTATAGGAGAATTACCTACAGAGATAGGAACCTTATCTATAGTTTCCTTAGTAAGTTTTGCTGTATTCCATGCTGGCTCGTTTCGCTGTACAAAGATAATAGGATTAATTTGAATATTCCAAACATCTCCTTGATAATTCATATTTCCTCTTAATCTTCCAATTCTTGGGTCTTTAATATCAGCAGCCTTAGCATGAGTCCAGACTCTAAACTCATCTAGCTTCTCATTATAAACTATTTCAGAACCTGATAGATTAACATAATCCTTATTAGGAGCAGTCTTACCTTTGTAGTAATCCTCAATCTCATTAAATGTATCTACTCTAGCATAGTATAATGGGAACATTGTAGATTTCACTTTCTGTCCAGTGGGTTTCCAGTTTCTAAGAATGTCTCTTTGCTTACCTCTTAGGTCTAAGAAATTCCTGTTGTACAGTATATCAGAACCATTATATTGATAGAAGTCCTTAGTAGCTTCTTGTCTTATATACATGTTCTTCTTGTCCTCATGGAACTCATAACTTTCACCTACTACTTCATAATGGAATGAGTCCGGAACAGCCTTGTTACTTACAATTTGTAAATTCTCGAATATCTTGTGTGTAGCTGGGTTGTCAACTACTACAAATTCATACTCAAATGGATGCTGCTTACCATACCAATAACATGGTTTAATCTTGTCCTTAATATCAATGATTCCAGACTGACCATGTTTCCAGAAGTCTGTTGTTAAGTTAGGTAATTTCTTATCATCTTCGGTTAGCAATGGATTATTAATTACAGCATCAGAAGTAACAGCAACTACTGATTGATAATATCCAGCGTTAGTTTCAGTAAATTCTTTCCACCCAGATACATATTGCTTAATAGATGTGTCTGTTCCTTCATAATCTCCTATTGTAACATCAGCTCTAATATTTAATTGCCACACAGTCTTACTAGTTAATTCTTCGTAAGTTCCATTGAAAGATAGTACTCCTTCGGTTAAGTCAAACTTATCTCTATTACCAAAGTTATCCTTCTCAAGACTATATTTAATATCTACTGTTGGAAGTCCTGTGCCTTCTTCATTTGGCATAGGTCGATTGACTAAGCCTACTATGTTTGCAGACATTTTGTCTTTAGTAAATACTACGTTGTCAAGCACCACACCATCCGCACTACTAGATACAGCACTACTAGTTCCAAGCTTACTAATCCATTTAGAGGTATCTCTATTAAAGCTAAAATGAATGTTGTCAATGTTAGCTGAATAGGAAGGAATCCAAGAGTAAAATGTTACAAACTTCTGCATAACCTCATTATAACAGATGTTCCAAGCCTTCTCTTCAAATCCATATAAATTATCATAGAAAGTGAACATAACATCTTGTTTGAATGCATTATAATGACCCTTAACGTTTCTAACACCTACTACCGGGGTAAGCTCTCTTTCACTTAGTGTAATATTCTCATTTAAGAACTCCTGTATCTTAAAATCAGATATAATTTCAAACTGGTCTCCATTAGTTCTCCAAATCTTCTTTCCAACTGTATCCACTCCATAAACGAAATATGGGGTCTGTACGACACTTTCCGGCCACTGAGTACCATAGGTATCTGACAGCATTTTTGGATTCTCTGGAAGCACATTAGAGGTGTTAATGAAGACATTTCCACCCGAACCTTCACCTGCTACGGCACGTTCATTAACTGGAATTAAAGCTATTCCGTGTTCGAATATACAGAGAATATTACCAAACAATTCAACTAGTTTCATAATTCCTCCATAAGTACTTGGATAGTCTCTGTAATGGGTTAACTGAAATACTCTATATCCATTTTTAAATGAATCAGTAACTGCCACATCTGAATATAGTATTCTAGTCTGATATACGTTCTTAATGTAGGGAACATCTGGTGCTCTAAAATTGAGTCTTTCAGATGTTGTTATCCCATAACCTCCGTTTATTACAGAAGACTCTGGTAATTTAAATGCACCATCCACGGACATCTCGCTCAGGGGATAGAACGTTCTGGCTGTACCGTACAATCCTTCTTCTGTAGGATATGACTTATCTACATCACGTAATGATAGGTTACTGCTAGCACATACCTTGAATGTTACCCAGCTGCCTAGCTGAATAGCATTCACATCACCTCTATTTATTTTAGCTAAATTCTCTTTATTGTCCTTATCATAGTTATCTCTAAAGGTCTTGTCATCTACAATCTCATCGTTGGTAGGGGCATCCGGGTCCGAGAAATTCCTATTAACTCTGTGTGTATAATTACAAATATAACAATCTCCTCTATAAAATTTCTCTGTTATAAACTGAACAGAATTAGAAGTAAATATATCACTGGTGTCAATAGCGTCCACCACTCCAAATCTGTCACTTACAGCGTAATATGCCGAGGCATCTTCATATCTTATCTTGAAGTATGCTGACATTTGCCCTTCATTATATCCAGGCACATAAATATTAATAATAGTGTTAGCATCCCCATTGTACTTACTAATACCTATATAGGACCCGAAGACACCTCTAATTGCCCTATTAGCCCCATTGTCTATATCCAAATCAGATTTCCGTTCTATAGTTCTGAACTTCCAACCTTCTTCTGCTTCTCCTGCTCTTGCTCTAAAAGTATTGTTAGATTCAGATTTTACAATTGGAGTATTGTCTGGTATTCCAGTTACCTGCACCGTAGAGTATTGAGAATTGTTGGATTTTACTGATGGGGAATCTAAATAATATTGCCTGTCATTATACGGATTTCTGTAGAGCATCTTGTTAGTTTGAACTGTCGCAGCTCGCACCGGGAAGTCAGTTCCTGTGAACAAGTTGTTGAAGTAAGATTGTCTCAATTCATATTCTGGGCATATAGCGGTCTCATTAGAGGTATTGTATCCTACTGTAATAAGTCTTTGCAAATACTCCTGGGTTAAGTACCCAGAGCTATTTAAGAAGCTTTCTATTATATAATTATTGTTATATTTAATTAAGGGCAAATTACTGTACTTATCGAAGCCCATTGTCAGTGCTTGACATAGAATAGTAGGTATCCTCTTCTGTCTTACTAGAAAGAATCCCTTAACTTTATTTGATAAATATTCCAACACTTGAGTAGGAATGCCTACTCCGATACCGTACACATTCAATACCCCAGAAGTATCTTTTATTCTTACAACACCCTTAACGTTCTCTAAAGAACCTGTATTTAACAGATATGTATTCTCATCATATTTTATATGTTTTCTTTCTCCATTTACTTCTATAGAGTAGTTATCATCAGAATAAATATTCAACAAGTCTGATAGTTCTTTGTCAGAAGGTATTCCATCACGTCCTCTTATGTTAAACACTGGGGATAGAGTGTCGTCTGGCATAATATAAACTATTCCAAGTCTATATATTTCTTCGTTCCAGTATCCAGTTCTATTATAAATGTTAAACACATTGTAATACTCATATTTATTATCACTGGAGGAATCATCAGCGTAGGCAAAGTCAGTACTTCCTATAAAATCTCTAGCTTTGTTACTTATATAATATGGCAGTATTCTTAAGCTTAAGTCCTGTAGGTCTGAATATAGCATATCTGGCTTAGACACATTTCCTAAAAATAACATGTTTTGACACGCAGCTTGTGCTTTAGCTCTATCTACGACAAAGTATTTAGTATTAATGTCAGTTATAGGTATTTCAGTAATTTGTTCATTTCCAGTTACATTAATATTAGATATTCCATTAACTACAGGATATTTCTGTTCTATTCTTGCCGCTGAAACTATTCTTTGACCATCAACTGCTGAACTATTTCTAGTGTAATATACCTTAACATAATCATAACTAGTATCTACATTGGTTAGCTGAAACAATACTTCCTTACCAGAACTTTCATCTCTTGTACCTCCTCTAATTGAGCTAGGGGAATTTAAGTTACCTATATAGCATGAGACCATTCCGGATTCTCCAACGAAATCAGTCTCGTTACCATCTAAATCACTTAATTTAAAATAAAAGGTGTAATTACCTACTGGCATAACTCCATTATAAGTAATTCCTAAAAATTCTATCGTAGGTATACTAGTAACACGTTTATACAAAGAAGTGTCAGAGTCAAATTGTGATTCATCATATAGATTAACGTCATTATTTCCTACTCTATCTATTATTTCATAAGTGTTATTTTCCCTAACAGTAAACCTTGAATTTATTAATTTGGGTTTACTGTAATTGTCATTTAGTACTAAATTTACTGAGCCGTCGTAAGAAGGTTGGGCTATCATAGATACGGGATGATTCAGACTAAAATTAAGCAATTCAGTATCCATGTCAACTAATGTACCTGGCTCTAGCAAGTTTTCATCTTCTGAATTATACCCAGGTTCCCCTGGCCTTAAGCCAGAAGAATCCATTGGTTGTGATAATCTCAAATTTCGAAATGGATTATACTCATAAACTATCTTACCCTTAGGTCGTATTTGGTTTAAGAGATAGTACAGGGACAATTTCTTATTGTCTAGTACATATTGCCATTCTTTTATAAATTCTGAACTGTCTTTATGATTAATTCTCATTACCAATAAACTAATTGAATACCTCCTGAATTTATTCCAAACGTATTATTAGTAACAGTCTGGAACTGAGGATACTGCCATTGGAAAGGTATACGTCCATCTTTATCACTAGCTCCTCCGTCTATGTAAGGCGCTTCAGTATCAGCAGTAATGAAATCTCCATGATTATATAATATAGTATTTTTACCATTAACCCTAGCCAGAACAAGTCTTCCTAAATTAGTCTTTTGGGCTACAAGTTCTCCATTCTCTAATTCGTATATTTTAGACGGACTTAAACTAGTGTTCTCAACTGCTCTGACTATGGACTGGGCAGAGTTATCATAGTAAGTAATGATACTGTCTGGAACGGAAGGGGTGCTGAATTTAGATACCAGCGTACTAGACGTAGGAGCTCCCTCTTCAAATACTAGAGTGGTAAGTTTAGTATCGATTTCTTCTTTGGAGTATAATGGAATGTTAGTTTCCCATCCTGGAGTAGTGGCTAAGTCTGGGTTTAACGTCTCTAAAACATCCCTACTAAATCCTCTGTTTACGTTATTTATGCTAACTGAGAATTTGTAGTCTTTCCATTTTGATACAACCTCGTAATTGCTAGTATATGTCACATCATAGGAATCCAAATAACAATAGTCTCCGACAGCATATGTAAACATATCAGACAGATTCTTATCCTGTGATATATAATATCTCTTAAAGGTGTTAAGCATTTCCCTAATTATGGCATCTCCTTTCCCTTGGACTGCATTTATAATAGCATAAGCCCCTGTGTTAGTCCTCCACCATAATATTCCAAAATCGGCCCATCTACCATTTCTCTGGGTAACCAAGTCTGTAGACCAATCAGTCTTGGTGTTTATAGGGTCTCCAGCAGTTTGTAATATGAATACTGGTGCGTTTCCACCATAAAAACTACCTATTAAGCTCAAAGTTTGTTGATATATCCCAAATTGTCTATGGTCTTCTGATGTCTCTCTATGTCCCAAATTACCAGAACCTCTCCACTGGGAAGTCATACTTTCTAATGCAGTGTATCCTCTCTCTGTACCTCCTGCGTTATACCCTTGCCATACAAGCACCCGATGCCCAGTAAATTCTGTCATTCTCTGTGAACCAGCGTCTACAGAGAATAATCTAGAAGTAGCTTCACCAGTATCAGATACGAAAGGTTCAAATACGTTCACAGTTCCACTTAGCTGAACTATCTTATGATTTCCTCTTATTTCAGAAGAGTTTCTTATAATATATTCTAATCTATTATCACCCTTTAAGTCACACTGTATACTTGGATGAATTGTCTTTTTGTTATACTTGAATAAAGTAGCTTCTACCGAATCTCCTACTTCCGCTTCTGTATTCATTGTAAATGCATGGTCACTGCTCTGAATATCATCAAAGTCTATAGTAGATTCTGGGCTAAGAGAGTAAATAACATTCTTCTTCTCGTATCCTATGTTTGAAAGGTTTACAGAGAATATACTATCATTTAGTTTAAATGGGTACTTATCGGGGCTAGTAATAGACAAATCTCTACCTATTGTGTACACCAAATTTTTATCTTCTGTATAATTTAAGTAAAATGGAAACATTTCATTTGGTAATGTAAATGTAAGATTCTGCATATCAGTAGAACTAGATGTAGTTCTAGATATTAGTTGAGCAGAGATGTCTGCTGTTAAATCTACATCAGGGAACGGAATAGTAGAGAAGTCCAGGACATTTTTCATAAAGAACTCGTTGTATACTGTTGAAGTGTATAGAAACCTCCTAGTTATAATTTCGTCTCTACTAGCTTCTGAACTGATTATGGTACAAACTACATCTACTAGATACAATTTACCCGAATCTACATAATCCCCATAATTAAGAGATTCAGTAAAAGACCCATGATAGCTCTGTCTACTGTTGCAAGTATAGATGTTGTCAGAGTGGGCAAATGCCTTAGCTATGTCCCTAAATTCGAATCTAACATTAGAAATGCTTTCACCTTCTAACAGATAGGTTTCCATTCCCCAGGAGATGGTGAGAACATTATTCGATATATCATTATAATATCTCCATTCAACTAGTGATATTAATCCTGACCCAAGCAAACTAATATTTATACTTCCTTGTTTAGACATAGATGCAAGTGGCATATATTCCATGACTGGAGTTAGCTTATAGGTTAGTATGGAGTCATTATTAATATCTTCTAGAACTAGCGTAGATACTCCATTAATATCGGTTTGCTTTACATAATAATCAGACTGAGATTCCTCTGATGTAGCCACGGAAGCTATGACACCTCTCCAATAGGTCCCTCCATCTGTAATGTCAGATGTAAATGTTTCCTTAAACAATATTACTGCTTTGCCAACAGGAATAGTAATAGGTTCAGAATATTCAGATATAGGCGGTATCCATTCCACTGGCACTTCTTCAGCTTTAGCTCCATACACTTCAACATCAAATGATGTTATTGTGTTAAGCTCCACTATTATATACAAGCTTCCCGACAACTTATTGTTGTATACATTAAAAGCCGACGTAGAACTTCTAAGGTTCTCCAAATCATTTTCATTCATATCTCCACTCAAAGGAGAATCTAACATCTTCATAAAGAATCCTTCTGGAGAGTCCACAACTTTACCGTCTACGCTCATTCTCTTTAGTTGTTGAGTAATATCCTTTAAGTTACCATTAGAGTCCAAAACTGCTAATCTCAACTTGAGAAGTTTATTCTCGCCATCGTTATCAAAATCTGTAATAACTTTCTTTAAGTCGTTCCATGTTACACCATCTTGCGGATAGAATTGCAGCATAAATTTATCACCCGGTCGAATGATAGTATCAGACTTTTCAGGAAATAAAGATACCTTTTGATAGCTCTCGGTAGCTCCGGATTTTGGAGTAAATTTGAAAAGTTCATGAATATTAATATTCTGTTGAGGAGTACCAGCTTCTTCAGAACTAATATTACGCTCTGGAGACGGGAATGAGCCAATCTGACCCTTGTTAGTAAGAGGGTTATATGATGCAACATATATTATTCCTCCATATTCTTTAATTCCAACTGGAACATAGCCTGAAGGTAAATAGGCAGTTTCAACTCTACCATTACCCATGTCATTCTGAAGCACAAATTCATTACCATTATAAGTAATCATAGTAGCATTCAGAGCACTTGTAAGTACATTGTTAGGAGTGGTTAATGGATTTAGGTCCATTATCATTCCATCTCCAAAGGTATTTGTTGCTTCTTGTTTCATTGTTATAAATATTCATAATTGTCGTTACTTACTAAGATGTCTTCAAACTTAGCATTTCTATCTCTTGTGAACGCTATCTCTGGATACTCACATTTAAGTACTTCTTTCTTATAGGAGAATCCTAAATCTACAAGTCCTTTGAATTTTATAATACAAGGACTGCCAGAGAATGATAGTTTACACTCATCTAGAATCTTAAACACCTTCTTATTATTGAAGGTGTAATATTTCCTCTTCCTGCCTTTCTTATTAAAAGATTCTAGTAATTCTTCATATTCTTCATTGGTTAAGGCTACATAGTAGTACCCGTCCCATTGAATCTTCTTTCTAGTATACATCACTCTCAACTTGTTCTGCATCTTTCTCCTGTAATATCTAAAATGCTTAATAGGATTCTTAGTTAACTCCCCTATATATAACCAATATTTATATTTATGGCTATTAAGGATTGTATCTCCTCCTCTTTGGTTTAAGAAGTATATTTGTCTCCAGCCATATCTAACAATAATTTCTATGTCATGCTTACTAAGATATGGAAATTCCTTCATTATTTCGTCTGTATAATCAGTAAACTTCTTAGTAGTATTGCATTCCATTGTTAGTATTCTCTGTGATTACGTTCTTATTAACAGGGTCTAGATAAGCCATCTTCTCCCTTTGTATCTCTTGATTCTTGTAAGTTAATACCATTCTATATCCGCAGAAATCAGAAGCTAGAAAGTCTACATCTTTCCACTTACCAAATCGTCTAGCTTCGGTAAATTCATTACCAGAAACTCTCTTCATGTATAACCAGGCATTTCTTCCTAAAGTTGGAAGCTCAAATCTATTGTTTCTATGTATAATATCATCAATTACTAGCTTAACTGCGTATTTAAACACTTGCTTAGCAATTACTTCTTTATGTCTATTACCTATTAATTCCTCACATGTCTTACTGTCCAAGTCAAGTCTGCTGGTATCAAAACCAGCAAACATGTCATGGATGTTAAAGGCATATCCTAAAGCATAATTCATATTATTTTAAGGGCTTATATGACTTATTAAATATCTTTCTATTCCAACTAGTTTTAGCATCTAAGATTTCATTCATGTCATTTTGACTTAAATGAATTGAAACTCTGGCTGCGTCACATAGCTTCAACCACCTCTGTTCCAATAATTGTGCTTCCTGTAACATATTCTGGTTGTGATTCTTCCAACCTTCTTTAAATCTCTTAGTGCAAGCACAGTAACATGCAATGGCGTCTTTCTCTTTATAATTGATTTCAGGTAATCCGTCCTCATCTACCAGAATGCCCTTATAGAGAATGTTTACCTGTCCATAATTCTTCTCAAAGTACAAAGTATCCCCCACTCTTTCAAATTTGGCATACTTGCCACTTATATAGAGAGGGTCACTATAAAGCTTTCTTGATTCTATATAGTTTTCAGTAAACTGTGAAGAGTAATCTCCGTTTACTGTGTCATTCGTAACATAATTCCACTCTTCAAAGCCATAAGTGACTGCTTCAATTATGTCACAGTTGCAAGGTAAATCCACTGTGTTGTCAGGGCATTGAATATCAGTAACATACCTGTATAATCTAGTTCTCCTGTTACCTATCTTATGCCAGGCAATCAGTCCAATTTCTTCGAACTCTTCAGGAGACAATTCTGTTCCATAGAGCAGATTCATTTGATAATAAGCTGAATTAAAATTCTCCATTATTTAGGTACTTGGTCATTAGGCAAAACAGGAGCTGCGAGCTGCCTATAATAACGAATCTTCTTTTCAGTTAGCCTCTTCTTAATTTCAGCATCAATGAATGTCATATTATTAATATCAACAGGGGCACAGCATCCGAACCAATCTAATTGTCTAGGGTCTTTTAATATTGCCACTACTGTTACTTTCTTTAATAATGGAGCATTAAATACAAAGCAATCGTACATATTGTTCTCGTTAGGAGTTATATCAATCCACACGTATGGTTTATTCTTTCCTCTTACTCTATATTTATGATACTTCATTACGATAGGATTAGTATAATATATAAATGGATTACTCATATCAGTAGCTCCTATATATTCTATACCGTCTTCTCCGAACTCTGTAAGAAGTTGAGGAATTTCAAAATGAGCAGTTAATGTGTCACAGGGACTAGCATTACATCTACACCTTTCAATATTCTTGCAGTCAACTTCTATACAAGGTATAGTCATCAGTAAGTCCTTCTTAGGAACTAATCCTTTAATAAAATATTCCTTAATAATTTGAAGTCTTTCATCAACGCAATCATCCTCTAACTGTTCTAATGACATTGTTGGAGTGGAGCTGTAACCTCTAAGACCACTCATTATGTCATTATATATGGCTGACGATAATTTCTCGTAATATCCCATATGATTATAATAAATAAAGGCGAAGGCGTATGACGCCCCCGCCTTCAATTACTGTTTTAAGTTGTTACGCTTTTGGCTCAAATTTAGCATCTGCTTCTGTTTTAGTATAAACATCAGCAGCGTTAGCCTTGCCAGTCTTCAATTTAGCAATTTCAGCTGCATTAGCACTACTAGCTTCTAGAGCTTGTTGTGCAGTTTCACCTGGAGTAACTTCTTGACCGATAGTACCTATCTTAGCAAGAGCTGCTTCAAAATCAGCTGCCAAATCTTGTTTAACATAGAATACATGAGTCGTAAGTGACCTTGTAACTTCTCCTACAGCATCTCCGCCCATAATGCCTCTATTAACGCAATAGTTAATAATATACTCATTATACTTAGCTCCTGGAACAGGAAGCTCTTCTTCGTTAATACCAGCAAAGCGTCTAGCTTCCATAGTCGGAAGTCTTAGGTCTTTAAGAATCATCCAGTAAGTACCGAATCCTTCTTTAGATTTCACAATAGTGTTTTGTCCATCGTAGTCTGGGTCGTCAGCTGGAAGTGCTGTTGCAATTGTTTCAAACTCTCCACCAACTAAAGCAGTGTTCAAGTCCGGATTGAATTTCTGAATTTCAGCTTTAGTAAATAGTTGATATTCATCCATTCCTTCAATAACAAGGTTGTTACCGTTTGCACTAGCTTTAATCCAGTGGTCTCCATAGATAGTCTGAATCTTCTCAATTACTCTAGCTGCTTCTTTAGCAACATCTGCTGCTGTAGCACTTGCATTCTTAATTGCAAATTCATACATCAAAGGTTTACCTTTGAATACGAAGTCATTTGAGTAATAAGAGTTCTGGCTTCCAGATAGTCTGATGTAAAGAGCAACTCTATAATTACCTACACCTTGATTGCTCATAGTGAAAGTAACTTTACCAAGTACTGGGTCTGATGCTTCTTTCTTATAGATTGCTACTACGTTTGGTTTGAGGAATTTGTTAACTCTTTTAAATTCGAAGCTACCTACAACTCCACTACCAGTGTCTTCAGCCTGTGCTGACCATTTTGGTTTGCCACTAGAATCTAAATTAGAATTTACGATTAATGTGTTTGTCCACTTAAACATAATTTAAATAATTATTTGGTTTGTGTCTGTTGCTGAGCTGGATTTGCAACTGACGTTGATATCGGAATATGTGTTTGTAATCTAGGATTACCTTCGTTCTCCAAGATTATATGTACCAGCTCATTAATAATCTCGTGACACACGTAATCAGGAAATTCCATAATTTGGGATGTGTCTTCTGTCATATCCATCTGTTCTTGTGTCAATCGTATAGTTTGTGGAGCTTTCAGGTAGTCCACATATACTTTCTTTAACTCAAATAGAGTATGGTCCTTCCCGTACCGTATCTCCATTCTAACAGTAGAAGGATTACCGAAACGAATCTGTCCTTCTCTTTCTACTGTGGTAACAGCATTACCACCAATAGAAATTGTTCTTGGCAATCCACCAGCTACATCTGTAGCATTAGTATCAGTATCTGTCTTAGCAGAACTAATATCAGTACCATGTGGATTATTAACAGCATCATACGGGTTAGTAGGATTGCTAGTATTTATGTCAACATTGTGTATGTAAAAATAAGGACGTTTATAGCTAGGTCTCATATAGATATTCTGAATGATTTGAGACCATGCGTCAGATGTTAAACGGCTAGCTCCGACTTGAACTCTGGAGCCAGCGTTATAACATTTGAAAGTCTTCTTTAGTTCAAAATCACATACACAATTAAGTAAATGTAAGTAATCACTAGGTAATTCCACTTCATACGTCGCGCCATATAGTGAATCAAGACCTTCTGTGTCTCCGTAAGCGGACGTAGCAAGTGTTACAGGAAGGGCTATTGTAGCTTTTAGAACCCTAATGTCGTCAGTAGTCTGTTGGTTAATATCATATATATTATATCTCTTATTAATATACTGATATATAGCCTTATTAAAGAAGTAGTTAAAATCCTCTAATAATAGAGTCATAGACTGTACTTTATTTACTTCAGTAGCGGTTCCTTCATAAACCTGTCTAGCAGTCATTATTCAATATATTTACCAGTTGAAGATGACTTCTTAGTCTCTTCATCTTTTATTTTGTTAGTAAAATCAGGCTCTGGTTGTTCATACAGTTCCGGATATGTGTCCCTCTTAATTAGTTCAAGAGTTCTTCTATTCTGTGGACTCTTCATCCAAGTAATAACTGCATCATCACTTGCGCCCAATGGTATTTGATTCTCGCTATATAGATATACTTTGTTCTTAACGTATATTACACGTTTGTCTTTAGCATCAATAAACAGAAGTCTAAGTGCAATGTCATCACCAGTGTATAGATTAATAATCTTCTCTGGGTCCTTAGACGCAATGTTCATCAAGAAGTCTTCTACGTCGGCATCAGGGGCATTACGCATGTTACGCCCAAGCAATTTAGCCATTTTAAGTCTACCAGCAGCACCTTGTGGGTCTTTAATGATATACTCTTCAGCATCATGGATAAGACGTCTCTTATTAACACGCTTATTAGTTTCATAACCAGGTCTTTCAACGTAAAGTTCAGCTCCTCCGTATCTTTTAGAGTCACCGTCAATCACTAAATTGCCATTCTTGTCACGTTGGTCACGAGACATAGCAATCATAGGACAGTGTTGAATAGAATACCATTCAGCTGCTTGCCAAGGGTCATTAAGGTCAAATGTTTTACCGTCTTCAATAATAAATACACGGTTCTCTGCAATCAAGCATTTACCTTTATCTTCTTCTCCTCTTAATAGCATATCACCTTTACTATCTACTGGTCTTACACAGTCAGGGTATCTGCCTGTCTGTGGGTCTCTAACTGGATTAAGGAAGTACTTTTGTCCTACTTTACCGAATACACTTCTTAAGACAATTATGTTGTCTGTTTCATTAGCCATATTATTTCAATCATTTACTTAATATAAATTACTATCTTGTAAAATAATGTGAGGAAGGTCTATGCCTTCCCCACAATATCTACTTATTTAATTACACTTCTTTCATAATAAAGCTTCTGTATGGTGAGAATACACCAACACCAGAATAACCCCAGTTGATTAGTTTAGAAGCTGCTACAGGGCTAGAAACTACACCTGAGCTTAGACCATCAAGTCCACCAACACCTGGATATTTATTAGAGATGAAGTCACCACCTTTAAGAGTGAACATTTGAATAGCTGGTTCTCCACTTACTTTGTCAGCAGTCAAGTCTAACATTAGCATGAAGCCCTTGTCGCTACCCCATTCACGAGAGAATGTACGGTCAACCTTGAATGAAATTGTGTTACCACCGATTTCATAAGATTGGAATGTAGCACCAACGTCAACATAGCCGTTAGCTTTCTTAGACCACAGATAAGTTCCGCAAGTTTTGAATCTTGCAAGCCATTCTGATAGACAAGTTTGTACGTCTTGCCAAGCTTTCTCATTGCAAATAAGTACATATTTGTTGCCAGTTGGATTCTCACTCTTTTCATTCATCATAGCGATAGCAGTAGTGAATGCTTCCACAGTAAGCTTATTATATGCATATTTAGATGCAAATCTTTCTACTTGTGGGATGATACCATCACCAATGTAGATAGGACGACCAGTGTCAGGGTCGAACAGTGTCGGTTTACCATTCTTGTCAACGTTAGTTTTGTTGAACAGCAAACCGTTGTTTCTTACATATAGGAAGTTCTTCAGCAAGTTAGATTGAGTCTTATCCATGCGGTACATAGTTTCAGACATCTGACCATTACCTTTACCTTCACCTATTTTAATAAGAACGTCTTCTTGTGCAGCATACAGAGCTGTATAACTGTCATCACATCTGTGAGTAGTAATATAACCTCTGTGTCTTTCAATGTTAGATTGATATTTAACATATCCCTCTTCGTGTGCTTCTGGCATAGCGTTAGATTGGAAACGAGTAGTGTCACCAATTTGGCATCCGCTAAGGTCAAGAACACTAGAGTAGTCGTTGTCAATAATTCTAACAGTTACTTCCCAGTAATTATCAGCTTTACGAACTGGTCTCTGGGTTACAAAGCATTGCTGCATTGTTTTGTCAATCTTGAAGATGTCGTACTTCTGGTAATAGTTCTCTTTGAAAGCCATTACGATTTCAGTTCCGTTCTCTCCAGTTTCAGTTGGTACATCTGCAAACTCAACTCTCTTAATGTAGTTGGTTTCAACTTCCCATTCAAAGTACATTGAGTCAATGCTTCTGTACTTGTTATTTGATTTAGAATCCATGTAGAAGATGTTTCTCAAAGATTCTGTTAGGTAAGAAGCAGTCAATTCTGGGTAGAGTCTTGATACTACACCAAGTCTAGTTGGTTTAGTTCCTAGAAACTTATAGAAGTCTTCATAAGTTCTAGTGTCGCCCATAGTGGCGCGATTAGTTACGAAATTTGCTACTATCATAATAATTTATTTGGATTTAATCTAAATCGTAAATAGATGTTGTTTTAGGTTTACGACCAGTTTGCTGCTCTGGTCTTTTAACTACAGTCTTAGCAGGATTAGAGGCTCTGCCAGCCTTAGCATCCTCATAACCTTTTTTATAATTGGCTTTGGATTGCTCTGTAATCTGATGTTTATAATATTCGGAGATTTGACGTATAGCTTCTTGTCCTTTAAGAGCAAACCACGACATCTGCACTAGCATTTGTGGGTCATTAATGGCTTTGGCTAAGTATCTTACTCCAGCAGCATCTGAATCTAAGATAAAGGAAGCAATTTCATTCATATCGTCCTCTGATAGCGTTAATGATGACTCTCCCAAATCTATAGTTTCGTTATCTTGAATAGCTTGTAAAATTTCGTCTTCGTAAGCTTCATACATTTCTTTCTGTTGAGCTTCTGCTTCTGCTTGAGCTTGCTGTATAGCTGCTTCTTCGCGTTGCTGATAGCTAGCTCTCATTCCGCTCATCTTCTTATTAAAGAGAGCTTCGTTTTGCTTCTCAAGATTTAACTGTTCTAAAGCTTCATCATCAGTAAGTTCTGGGACATTTGCCTTTAAATCTGCAATAAATAGTTCATCATCTGTCATGCCATCTACTTGATATTCTGGTTCATCTTCTAGGTGGTCTAGGTAATCCTGAATAGCTTGACGTCTATGAGATTCCAGGTAGTCATCTACACTTAAATTATTTCTTCTAAGCTCGTTAATAAGGTCAATCTCTTCTGGCTCTAAACCATAATTATAATCTGTATCATCATAGTTTAAAAGCTCTAATTGCTCTTCCCTAGATAGTTCAGAGAATGGAATTTCTTCTACTTCTCCGTTATCATTTTGGAACTTAATAGCCTCTGGATTGATTCCTTTAGCTTTGAGCATAGTTGTGATTAAATCATCCTCTGTAGGTTCTGTATCTCCGTCACCTTCTTTAGGTGGTTCTTGATTGTCCAATGGTTCATCCAAATCTACTGGAGTATCATTGTCAATCCAACGTTTAATGTCATCATCAGGGTCTCCTGTTTGCACTACACCGTCTTCACCTAGCAGGTCTTCATCGTCAAAACCTAATTCTTCTAATTTCATGTCCATATTATTCCCTTTTAAAGTTATTTGCAAATTTAGTGATAAATTTCCATACCTTAAAATTAAAGACTAATTATTCTTAATTTAACGTAAATTAGTAATCTATCACTAAATATTGCTATCTCCATTAAGCCAATTTCATAATAAACACTAATGAGTAATATGTAATAGGAGTTTCAGTTGAACTACCGGAGCTTGCAGGTATAAATTCCCCTGTTTCACCAGCAGTTTCACTGGCTTTAATGAAGTTGCCAGTCAAGTTAGGAGTACCTTCAGTACCATCGCATATAGCCCAGCCCGCAGGTATTCCAGATGTTCCGTTATACATTACTATTGTGCCCGCAGGTATTCCAGATGTTGCAGTTGACATATCAGGAATACAAATAACAGAGACTGTATTATTGTTGTAATATACATCTTTTACCTTTTCATTATCATAAAGTAGAGCGTATACAGTAGTATCAAAGTCAACATCGTTTATATCTGAATGGAATGTAGTCCTTGAGAACGATTCATTAAATGTTACGTTAGTAAGACTTCTAATAGCTACCTCATCTATAGTAGAATCTTCTTTAAATGTTACATTCTCTAATGTTCCGGACACATTCAATTTATTAGCAGTCCCGGAGAAGTTAAAGTTGCTATTAATAGTTCCAAAGTTGTTATCAGAAAGAGTTCCTTGTAATGTAACAATATTACCATTATCACGTACAGTTACAGTTTCAGATTTAATCTCATAATTATTAACAGTTAATACATTATTCCTACATGTATCAGTTAAACTTAAATCTTCTTCTCCGTTTCTAAATGTATAAATCCACTTATCTACACCGTCTTCGGTGATTTTAAATTTTAGATGTTTAAAGTCATAGTTACAGGAATTACCCTTCTCATCTGTTAATTTAGTGATTCTCCCTTTAGCTGTTAATCCATTTATATTTTGATTGAAACTGATGTCATAGTCTATAAGAAGTCGTATGTCATCTGCCAGATACCTACCTATAACAGAGCTGCTTGTATTAGCAAATACTACAATTGGAATTACATTTTTAGGAGTCTCTACTATGGGCTGACCATTATCATCATATATGATTTCGCCATTATCTTCCATTTGATACTTATCATTCAACACAATATCATCTTCACTAGTTAATGCCCATTCGTTTTGAAAGTCAGAAATTCTATAAAGTTGTGACACTTTTAACTTTCCAGATTGGCACAAATCATATAAATCGGAATATGTTATATCTACGTAGCTAACTGAGTTTCTAGTTATCAAGTTGTCTACCTCTAGCGTTGATTCTTCAGAGTATTCATCATAATATAATCTGTATCCGGAAATGCTACTGCTGTTGGTAGATTGTATCATATCACCAACTAATGTGTCTTCTATGGCAGTCCTAGTTTTGAAAGTAACTCCAGTAGACGCAAGCTCTATCAGGTGAGAGTCGTCAGAGTATATTTCTATCATAGTCCCTACGCCTTTAACTACGGCATTACTATCTTCCTTATATACCTGGAGACCCTGTAATTGTGAACCTATTACAAGAGAATTATCTTCACCGTTACCACTGACCACAAGAGCCCCGATACCTTCTCCTTCCCTCTTAATAGTCTTCTTTATAAGAATTTGCTTATTATAAGGATTTGATATGTCAGATAAATATTCAGTGTATACTCCGTCCTCTGCTATATACAACTTCTTATCTGAATCTATAAACAATATCCCATTATAAGCGCTATCAGTAATAGCTTCCTGTATAGTAGAGTACCTTAATCCTATATTACGTTGTGCCTGTTTCTTCTGTTCATCAGTTGTTAATTGAGGTCTTATAAACGACACATAGTTGTCAGAATTATCACTTACTAAAGACACAGTTACTCCATTAATCCTAACTACTACAGTATTACTTCCCTCAAGCATGTAAATTCCATCAGATGTAATACTATCTATGCTTGAAACCTCCTTTATTAAAGTGACATCAACATTAAGTTTACCGTCCTTTATAATGTCAATGAACTTCTTGCCCCATTGTACCTTAACCTGTCCTCTAGTTTTAATAATAAAGTCAGAATCAGAGTTACCTACTGTACTATAAGTTCTTCCAAATAATTTATCAAAGTTGCCCATTACTCAATAGTTATTTCTATATTCTTGTCCTTATTAAGTTCAGTCATAAGTCTATTAAATGCAGCAGTACTATTAATAACTTGCCCTTTAACCTTATTCTCTCCAACTAAAAGACATCCCAATGTATCTTCTGGTTTATTACCAACGTGAATAAGAACTCCACTGTAACCTTTAACATCTAATAATCTAGGTAATTTACCACTATATGGCTTAGCCCAAGTCCTATCCTTAAACTTAGGACTGACTGTATTCATATCAACCTTATATGTGCCGGTAGGTATAGCGGTTTTACCATACACCTTAATCTTCTCAATTTCCTCTGTAGGCATAGTATCTTTCAGCCCTCTGTCTGTATCCTCAAGAGTGTCACAGAAATACTTACCGTTTAGGTACAACTTCCCTATAGTATAAGACACACCTTTATAAGTTCTCTCTAATCGTAAATTAATCATGGCTCGAATTTGGATTAATTGTTCTGTTTAAATGTCTTAAATATTTCTACTAATTGATTAACGTCGTCCTCTCCAAACCTTACTGGCTTGTTAAGAATGTTAACTACAAACCCATCAGCAGACTTCTCTTTCATCTCTGCTTTAACTGCATTGGCAAGCAACTCTAGATTAATATTGCCGTGCACATCTGTGAATATGTCTAAATACTTACCATATTTATCTTCCATATTCTTAACTACGTATGTGATAACAGCTTGACTTGCCACGCTATTAAAATGAAATAGGTTACTCGCCAAGTCTTTAGCATACTTATTAATAGCTTGAAATACAATTTCTTTATCGCTCATTACTTACTTTTACTTAACATAACTTCGTCTAATCTCTTCTTAATCTCTGGGTCCTGTTCCACAAGTTCTAATAATGTGTTAACCTTATCTTCTTTAGCTTTTAATTGAGCATGAATGTGCTCTTTACTCTTTCTAATAGTAGCTAATAGATTATCAGCTGCTACTTTACCATCTGCTGATGACACGAACTCTTGACTAAACTTAGTGCCTAAGAATGACATAAAGCCAGCTTCATAGGTTTGCTTAGCCATTTGATATTCTGGCATCTGTGCTAGAACCTTCTGCTCATCTAAAGACAGAGACCCAACCTCTCTGTTTATTTCATCTAGAATAGGTTGGGTCTTCTGCTGTGCTTGTTGAGCTTGTTGCATCGCTTGTAATTGTTGCATGTAATGGTTCTGTAAATCCGTGTAGTTACTACCGAATGGTTGTCCAAACATGTTATTTAGATTTAGCTACTGACGCAATTGCGGCTGTTGGTGCAGGAGCAGGTGTTACTCTAACATCAAATACTGAATATGCACAATGTCCCTTAACAGGAAGAGAAGTAGGCAATTCATCAAGTACTTGTTGACTAACAATACTAACTCCGTTAGGTATAATCACATCTATAACTTTAGTTACTGTTGGTGTCAAAGTGGTAATAGTTTCACTAGTTGCAGCAGTCTCCATAATTGTAGATGTAGACTCTGTAGACACTCTTACATTTCCTTTACAATCAGTGTATTGGATATTGTGAATAACATCAAATTTAGTAACTTGTACGTACTCCGTTCCTGTGGTTGAAACGTTAACGACTTTTGCCCATCTCTGTGTAACTGTTAATGTAGACACAGGAGCAATTGATGCATTTGCTCCACATGGTAACGATACATTAAACTCCATTACTTGAGCACTTTCTCCAGTTGGTGTAATTTTAACTTTCATACGATAATTAAATTTGAATTAAATAATAAAAGGGAGACCACTTAGATTGTAGCCTCCCTTTTATGGGTTATCTTAAGTTATTGGGCTGTACAAGAAGGACATCCGCCTGTAACTGTGTTAATAGCTGTATTTACAGCATTAAAGTTACTAGCAGCAGTTCCAGCATACATGCCAGTTCCGTAACTTGTGAATGGGCTACAGTATAGTGGAGCTATACTTGGAACAGGTGCACACAGGTCACTGTAAGCATATTTCAACTGTCCATCAATCTTGTGGTCAAGTTGACGCTGTAATCCATTAGCAGTCATTAACAGATTAGTTTCAGACTTGCAGCAGCAAGCATCAGTGTATCTTTCAGCATTAACTTTGTTAAGCTCGAACATTAGAGGTAGAGCAGCAGCTGTAGCAGCTTCTTTCTTCTCTAAATCAGAGATTCTAGTGCTTAGTCTAGCAAACAAATCAGCTTTCTCCTGAACATCTTGTTCTCTCCTCTTGTAAAGCTCATCACATAATCTTAAATTCTGTGCATTATCACGAGATACGATATCTACGTACATTGCACTCTTCTCTTGAAGGTCTTCTACTCTACCTTTCCAGATTTGGTTAGTTAAAACTTGAGACTCATTACCGATTCTCTCGTTAGTAGCCAAAGCACGGCTGTTAACGTAAGTGTACAGGTCAATGTCGTCTTGCATTGATTGTACTCTGTTCGCCCATGATAGGTTATCAGCTTGCTGTCCTTGAGCCATAGCTAAGGTTTTAGCATTTTCAGCTGCCTGCATAGCGCAACAGTTGTTGTTACCTCCAAAGAGGTTTCCAAGGATTCCGCCACCGTTACCACAACCACATCCTCCGTTGTTTCCAGCGAAAGCTGCTAATGCAGTACCGATAATACCAAGTGTAAGTCCAGCGTTTGTTCTTCCTTTAGTACCGAACTTTGACTTAGCTTCGTCCATTGTTAGAAATTCTGCCATAATTAAATAAATTTACGATAAATAATACAATATCTGTTGAGGGCATAATATATAAATATACTATACTTCCAAATTCGATGTTGCAAAGTTACGTTAAATTCTGGACATTACCAAATTATTTAACACTCGTCAACAATTAATTTATTGCATAGGTAGTTTTAGCAATTAAGTACAAACAAAGAAAGGCCGCCTATTGGCGACCTTCTTAATGAAAACGTTATGAGATTATAATAATTACTCTGCAAGTAATCTTCCAACTAGAGCTTCAAGTCTTGCAACTTTGTCCTCTAGATATTTAATTTTAACCATAGCAAGTTCGTTATAGTTAACTGATTTAAATCCTTCACTATCAGTGTTCACCATTTCTGGATATACTTTCTCAAGTTCTTGAGCAATTACTCCATAGCCATGATGTTTTTTGTCTGTTCTATCAAACTCTACTAGTCTAACAGCATCAGCTTTACTTGCATCAATTTCTACTACGTTAGTTTTTACTCTAGCATCAGATGTATCAAAGAATCCATTAGCTGCATAGATAGCTGCTGTTGATGTAATTGCACCACCTTCAAATCCTTGCAAAGACATAAGAATTCCATCATCTTCTATGTAAACACCATTCTTACTGTAAGTTTGTGGATTAGCTCCTTGTGATGTAGCTCCAATTAGGTATAGTCTATCAGAAGAATTTGTTGCACCTGCTGTGTTCTTTGTATCTGTAAAGTCATCAAGTTTCTTCTTATCAACACCAGTTATTAAACCTGCACGACCTTGACTATTACCGCTTGCTGGAGAAGCCATAGGTAAAGAAATGATTTTATGAGAAATAGACGTATCACTGTATGTAACATCTAATGGAACATACGCTGATTGCCAATCCGTACTGGGAGTTCCAGGTTCTACTTGTTTAACTAAGGTAGGCTTGCTTGTGATTTCTGACCAGCTATAAGAAGGTTTAGAAGAACCAATCCATGATGGTTTACCTGTCACATTGCCCCATGCAACTGAGTCGGCTTCTCCACCACCTGTAGCAGATAGAACACCATTACTAATTGCCAAACCACTTCCTACTTTTACACCACCAAGTGTAGTAGCTGAAGCAGTAGGAAGAGTATATTTAGTATCAGTCCAAGGAACATTTACTACTGCTTGTTCATTACTATTAACCTGAACAGCATATGTTCTGCCTGAAGTTGTAGTAATTCCGTTAGGAGTTCCTCCCTGTGTGCTACTTGATAACTTGATACCTCCACGAGTACTGTTTGACGCTAATGGTAGTGTATATGAGGAACCAGAAGGTATATTTACTGTTTTAGCAGCACTACCGTCCCATGTACCTGTTACTGCACCAGTAAAGGTTAATACGTTTGGAGTAGGTAACTTAGTAGGAATTGTAGGCTTGTTACTCAAGTCATTATAATTACCTGAAGTAGCTACAGTAGCAAAGCTAGGTTTGCCTGTAATGGTACTCCATGTTACAGCGGTAGCATAGAACTGTCCGTGTGTCCAAATTTCTTTAGAATCTTTAATATAAACTATAGATTGATAGTTAATGTCAGGAGCTCCAGTCTGAACAGTTCCAGTACCTCCTACCTGATATTGAGTATTAGAAGCATTGGCTGATAACTTCTGTGAGTTAAAAGTAGTTTTCTTATTAAAGTGAATTAATTTCTTATTAATTGCCATATCACTTAAATTTTAATCATTATAAAATAAAGGAGGGATGCTACTCCCTCCTTCTTGTACATATATTATAGTTCAACCCAATCCCATGCAGCTTCTAGTTTACCAATAGCGGCATTAAGTGAATCACCAGCAGCAATTGCACCTGTATCTGACGGTTTGGTATAACCAGTCATTGCAGTTACCTTATTAGAAGCCAGATTGGCTAGAGTAGTAGCTAGTGTAACGTTAGCAGAACCATCTAAAGAAACACTTCCAGTTACACCACCACTAACTGTGATAGTACGAGCAGTAGCCCATTTAGCAGCAGTATCAGCCGCGCCAGCAGTAGCAGGTTTACCAATACTAACTGTTTGTTTAGAACCTCCAGAAGGAGTTACGTTGAATGAGCCGTTTCCTCCAACGAACGTATAAGTAGTATTAGTATCAGCTCCTGGAATACCCAAAGCTGTAATATCAGCCTTAGTAACAGCGGTTACTGAAGCAACGTGGCTAGTAGAATCTGTGCTGAATTTATAGAATCCAGAAGTCTTACTAGGAGCACCTCCAGCAGGGTGAGTATAAACTGTGTCCTTCTCTGCTTGCCATGCAGGACCACTAGCAGTAGCTTTCAGTACATATCCAGTAGTACCGTTAGCTAGAGCTTTAACAGTAGACCCACCGTTACCTAAAATTACTGTGTTAGCAGTTAGGGATTTGCCAGTAACAGCACCGTCTAAGTTTCTCTGAATAACTGACCAGTCACCATTTGCAGCAGTCGTTCCAGATTTAACACAGATAATCATGTCACCTGCTTCACAGCCTTCGCCCGCAAAGTTACCAGCAGCCTTAACTACGTAAGTATCTCCAACTGTGTGATTAGCTGGAAGTTCAGTTACATCACCGTCTGTGCCAATAGTTCCTTTGAATCTAAGTGCTTGAGCAGCAGAAATCTTACTTCCAATCTCGTTAATTACAAATGCAGTAGTTGCAATTTGAGTAGTATTAGTTCCACCAGCAGCAGTAGGAGCTGTAGGAGTTCCAGTAAACGCTGGGCTTGTAAACATTGTAGCCTTAGATTCATTTGTTACGTTACCTAAGCCTACATCAGCTTTAGTAACAGTAACATTAGCACTAAGTGCATGTCCGTTTACAGTTCTAGTATTTGGAACAGCATTATCAGCCTTAGTACCTTGAGCAGCAGTTGCATATGCAGACGATGCTGTATATGCAGCAGAACCTAATCCTTTAACAGCAACATCAGTTCCGTCAATTGCAATAGTACCATTAGCAGAACCAGAAGCAGCCGTGGTTGCAGCACCATTAATTGTTACTTTACCAGTAGCATCAGCTGTAACTGTTACTTTACCAGTACCAGTAATTTGATGTGAGCTTCTTACTGCACCATTCTCAATTAAGTTCAAGAATGTAGTAGCATTAGTAGTTGCTGCATTAGCTGTAGCTGTAGCAGAAGCGCCAACAACATTCTTAGCTTGCCAGTTAGTAAATGAAGGAGCTGCTGGCATAGTCATTGTAGTGGTTCCTTTAGCTGTAACGTGTCCTTGTGCATCATAAGTAATGCTAGGAATAGTAAACGTTCCACCAAATGCTAATGTCTTACTATTATCACCTTTAGCTGTGCCAGCAGTTACTGAATTAGAGTGATTAATTGTAGTACCTTCAATAGAGATACCAGAACCTTGTGTGTATTTAGTATCTGTAGCGCTAATTGTTACTCCATCTGTTCCGACAGTGATATTTACATTAGAGCCTTTGTTGAATTTAAGAGTTCCGTCATGAGAAGGAGACTCTGCAACATTAGTACCGTCAGAAACTTTAGAAAAGGCCTTGGCAGCCTGTAAAGCTGCCACAGCACTCTCCAATGAAGTAATTTTGCCTTTGTAAGAATCGGGAATAGCGTAGAACGTTCCATGAGTATAAATCTCCTGTGAATCTTTAATGAAAACAATACTATTGGTGTATTGTTCTTGTAGTTCACTGGTAAATGTGGACTTCTTCGCTACGTGTACAAACATTTTCTCCATTTTAATATATTATGTGTTTTATTCAGTTACTTCGTGCCAAGCCATAGCTGCGTCGATAGCTGTATTAATTGTCGAAACTACAGTAGTGGTGATTCCAACAAGTTTAGCCTCGTTAGCAGCAACTCTAACTTCTAGAGCATCAATATCTGAAGCGTTAGTGTCAATAAGTGCAAGTTTAGTTTCTGGAATCAGAGTACTACCTTCTACCTTATCAACTTTATTAGCTACTAAATTACTAACATCACTAACTTTAGTATCTGCATAATCTTTAGCCTGTTTCAGAGTATTAGCTAGAGAACCTTCAGCATCAGCACTACCATTAATCTTAGCAATAGCTTGAGTATTAGTAGTAATTTTACCGTCTAATGCAGTATCAGCTGCTTCTCTTAAAGTCTTCTCTGCATCAACAGCAGCTGCAATTGCAGCATCTGCTTGAGTCTTATTGTAGTATGCAGACAGGTCAATAGCTCCACCCAGAGCATCCCATGCTGTACCAGTCCATGCCCAGTTAGTACCAGCTGGATGATTGTCATGAGCTTCCTCTACATTCCATACATCACCTGCTGCTGCATCACTAGGAAGTTCTGCATAAGTAGCTTTGGAGCCTTTGTATGAATATACAGAAGAAATTTTGCCCTCAAGGGTAGTAACTCTCTGTCCTAATACTCTACCTTGATTAGCTGACAATGCAGCAGTGGTAGAAGAAGAATTTAAGTTGTCAATAATCTCTACTGTCTGTGCAGCAGCAACGTCCATTTGTTTCCATCCGGAGTAATCTGCTTCCAGAATTTTATCTTTATCAACTAGCATATAAATTGCCTTATCAGCAGCAACGGCTACTAACAATCCATTATATACGTAGATAGTATCGCCATCATACGGCCAAGTCTCTTTATTAATAAGTTCAGACTTATTATCTACTAAGATTCTTGGGTCTAAAGCACCTTGAAGTTTAACCTCAAAGTTGGCTGCAAATTGGAATGTACCTTTATTTCTTGCCATATGTCAAATTAGAATTTAGCGATTAAAGTTACTGAACCTCTAGTAGAACCATTGTAAGTGTAAACTGAATAAGTTACAGGTGTGGTTCCAATAGTAATCTCTTCTTCTGTCTTAGTCCAGTCACTAAGTCCTATAACTTCCATGTTACCTGATACTGTGTTCAACATTTGAAGTTGAGTGACAGCTCTTGGCAGCTTGAATACCTGTGGAAGAGTACCAGAAGGTTGTAATTCAAATCTAGGAGTAGTCATAGCTCCAGTAGAAGCATTCCAAGCAATAAGAGCTTGTTTAACCACAGGCGTACCAGAAGAAGCTGTACTTGTAGATGCATACCAAGGATATGTACCATTAAGTGTGATAGCTGAAGAATTAACCGAACCAGCTGCAAGTGGAGTGCTATAATTGTTTCCTTTGTTATCTTTAGGTTGAGGTCCTTGCAAATAAGCTGCCTTATAAGTATAAGTAGTATTACCAAGCGTTACAGTAGTAGGCAGAGTTGTGTTAGACTCTTGTCCATTTACGAAGATAAATGAATTATCTGCATCTAAGTTACCAGACCTGTCTGCTTGTTTTGTTCCATTTAAGGTAATAGCTCCCTTATTAAGACTAGTGTTGAAGTTAGCAGCAGTAGGTGCAGTAGCTCCAACTTCTTGAGGAGTTGAATAACTCTTAAATGAGATGCTTGCAGTAGGAGCAGTAAATGTAGGATTAATAGTAGGGAACAGCAGTTCATCCCACATATAATCATATGTCTGTCCTTCCAGAGCACTTACCTTAGTTCCTTTAGCGATACCACCGACAGCATTAGGCATAGCTAAATCTTTGTCCTCAATAGCTGATGTATACTTACCGCTACCTACTTCAATCTCTGTTGTAGTGGTATCAGAGTAAGTAATGACCAGTTTGCTTTTATCAGAAGACAAGGCTACATTAGTAACGACTTTACCAGCAGCTAGAGCTCCTGTGTAAGCCTTACCATTCATAAGGATTTCATTGGTGTCTGTAGCAAAGTAAATCCCATCCTTGTGAGTAGTTTCAGCTACGTAATTGGCTTTTAACCCTCTGTAAAATTTTAATTGTGCCATAAAATTTAATGATGTTATTTAATAAATATGTTAATAGGGAGCACAGTATTATCACTGAATCTTACCTCCCCGCCAGTTATTTCACCACTGGCATTCTTATACAAATCTACTCCAGTTGGAGTTATAGTTCCATATGTTTCCCAAGTTTCTCCATTCCAAGCATAGTTAGCACCGTCATTAATAACGTTGTAAATATCACCTACTTCTGGAGCAGAAGGTAAATACATACGAGTAGCTACAGACCCCTTATATCTAATAGCTGTAGAATCAGAAGATATAAGTATATCTCCATTACCGAGTACTGACTTACCATTAATCTTCTTAATGTTAACTCCACTAACAAGCTTATCTTGTTTAGTAGATAGTAAGTACTCCATAGTATCTTTCAATGTATTAATTGATTGTTGTATATGTGTTAAGTCAATAGATACATCTTCGGAACCGTCGTAACTAACTTCTCCTTCAGAATGCTTAACTGTTAAAGTTCCTACTGGATAACTCTCTGGTAAATCAGCGAGTCTGGTAGCTTTAGCAGTAGTTACTTCATTCCAAGTATAAGAAGTCAAGTCTGACATTAATGCAAGTGAATCAGTGTCTTCCCCTACTACAACGGCTGGTCTTGTATTAGTGTATATCTCCAGATAAGAATTAACATTACCAAGTTTAAACCCTCCGGAATTGTCAGATGATATTAAATTCTGAACACCGTCTCTACGATTAACCACAATTCCTTGACCTTCCTCTAATACTATATTACCATCAACCAAACTAACTTTATTGTCTAAATCACTTTCGATATTAGATATAAGAGCGTCAGTTTCTGATTTAGTATAATATAAGTCAGGGTCTAAACCTCCACCACCTTCAGAGGCATATTTAACTCCATTAAGGTAAATAGACTTAATATCCTTTATGAAGTAAATGGTATTAGGTTCTAAAGTCTGTAGTAAATACTCATCGTAAGTATCTACGGCTTTAATTCTTACTGGATATTCTGTACCTTCCCAACTAAATTTACAAACAACTCCTTTATCACCCTTAGTAATAACTATGTTAGAATCAGCATCAGTATCAACTACTAAGTCTGCCCTAACTCCAAAGTTTGAAGCTAATAAATCTACAGACCTATTAGTAATTGGATTATTAATTTTTAATTCTGATGCAATATTACCATTCTTAGTCTGGGTAATAATAGTATTAGTTATTTGTCCTTTAACTACAAAGTCTTCCAGAGACACTTCAAATCTATCTCCATTAGAAGCAGTAAGTATCAGCCATTCCTCATTCAGTGCATTACCGAATCCGTTATCTATATCCTCTTGTGTTATAAGATGTCTTTCAAACGAAACTATCTTAGTATCTTTATCAAGAAGGATTGATGATATTTCCTCACCACTTCCTCCTTTACCTATAACTCTAACCTTATTACCTTCTTCTTGAGTATCGAGTTCTACTATACCAGTTACCTGGGTAGCAATAGCATCTTTGATAGCTTTAGAAGAAGGAATAGAGTCTTCAACGTCTATTGAGTCCGACACCGTATATGGGCCATATGTTGTCCACAAGTAGTCCAACTGGCTCATATTAGCGGGTCTATTAGGATACTGTTTCTTCATCACCTTCTACGTCAATCCAAGTTACTTCACCACCTATATCATCTGGAAGTTGTTCTTTAGGAACCTTTCCGCTTACTAAATCTGCTTTAGACTTTAGTAGAATTTCAACTTCGGGCAAAGAAATGGCTCCAATCTGTGCTGGAGTGACTCTATGTGGATTGTTGAAATCTTTAAGGTGGCTATCAATATCACTTTGTAATTCACTAATAACAACATCCAAGGCTTTAGAATCATGTGTAATGTTATCGGAAGTACCTTTAACATACAGAGCATTTCCTTCTTTTACTAAGATGTTATCTTTAGCTATATGTAACCTAACGTCAGCAGAAAGCTTATCAGCGCCAGTTCCTAATGATAACACTTTCTCCAATTCTACTACCTTATCAGGAATAGAGTTATCAACTTCCCATTCTCTAATAAGAGTTCCAACTGGAATCCTAACTACTTGCTTATCACCAGTTAGAAGTTTAAATACTATAACTAGCTCTTCCGTATCTGGGTCATACTTAGCATCCTCTACGATAGCTGACAAACCAATTTGATGTTGCCCTATAACATTATCGTTAACCTTAATAGTTAAGAGTCCGTCTAAATATTCAGTAGTTAGTTTATAGAATAGACCGTCATTCTTTATGGTAATTCCGTTACCACTATCAGTAGATACCTTAACATTACCAGATATTGTAGTTCCAGTAATCTGTCTATCAATATCTAACTCAATGCTTGGAGTATCCTCTAGTGTAACCCAGTTAAAGTGAATAGCATGATTCACTAATTCGTCTAGCTTGCGCAGAGAATCCATTACAGATGTAGAGTCTTTAAGGTAAGTAGTTTCAGTATCGGGAACATAAGCTCCGTCTTCTCCCAAACCTACTCCTTCTTGTGTCTTATCGAGTTCGGCTTGTACCTTATCAATATCACTCTGCAATTCCTCATCAGTGCTGTCTAGATTACCTAGATGCTCTCTAATTTTAGTAATTTCCTCTGCAATGTCCTTCAGACTGTTTAAGTCCTCTGGTACACTAGTATGGTCAACACTTCCCCAGATAGCATCGTCTGCTGTCTTTCTATCTTTAATTTCCTGCTCTAATCTAGTTATCAAGTCAGCTATAGTTTCATCACTCTTAGAAGTAATAAGTTTAGTAAACTCTAACTCATCGTTAGTCTCCTTTCTAGTGACCCAATATAGTGCTTGATTACCATCTCCGTCATTTTCAACTACCTTTAACAATCCCTTGTGTAAAATAGCATTCTCTTCAGGAGATGAATAAAATTCTTTCAGTTTCGCTTCAGTTTCGAAGATATAGTCAGCTTCTATAGGGAACGGACCACCTCTTCTAAAACTTGCTATAATTTCACTATATGCTCTCATACTTATTAAATGTTAGCTGGGTCAAACTTAAATGTTACCTCCAAGTTGAGAGTTACTAGAGACTCCTTGAATACATATATCTTATATATTTTACTATTTGACAATCCAGGAATTTCAAATGGGATATCGCTAATAATGTCAAACGATTCAAGACCAAACTGTTGAGAAGGCGTTGTCATTTGAACTAAGTCTGGATATTCCTTAGGCATTGCTACAAATATTTGCTTAAGCTCTTTAGGACTTGAGAAATTATATTTATGTTTGATTTCTGATACTAAATCACCAGAACTGTCAATGCTATTGTTCTCTGGGTCTGATTGAACTAGCTGAAGTAAGTAATCATAATTAACATTAGAGGCTGCATACCATTTAGGTAAGATTCCTACAAATATATCATATGCTACTTTAGTAGTACAACTAGCTTCCAGATATGTACCATTAGGATAGAATACTTTAAACGTAAAAGTAGTTTCTTCGTTAATAGGTAAACTCTTTACAGTCAACTGTCCTAATTCGAAATCGTCCTTAGTATATGTTCCAATAAGCTCATCGTTCTGCCATAATTCAGCATAAGATATCACTCCAGTAGAACCTCTAACGAATAGTTCAACGTCTACTATAGAACCCAATAAAGCATACGCAGGAGCTTTAACATCTACAGATTTACCGTAGAAGATTGCATCCATAACCTCTTGAAGATTCAATTTCTCTCCTGGGTCAGTTTCATCTTCAACGAAGCCTACTGTAGTCTGAACTGGTCCACTAGTAATCCAAACAGGCTCTTCTACAATAGAAGCATCCAGTTGTCTCTTAGTTACTAATTCGTCATCTTCTACAGCATCTACTCCCTTCTGTGGGGCAGTAAATGGAACTGAACCATCACGAGGTACATAATGCTTACTATAGATTTCTTTAAGAGTTCCATGAGGGTCATATTGATTGATATGTTCCTCAATAGCCCCTCTAGCCGCATCAATTACCAATTGATTAATAATGGCATCAATTTGAGCTCTTGAATAAGTCTCTGCTCTAGAGTAAGTTTCAGTCTTCCTGAAATAGTTGTTTAGTCTCTGATTAAGTAACGTTACAAATCCGTGAGGGTCTGCATCAACTAAATGTTTAAACATTACATCATCTACATATTTCTTAGTAGATAGATGCCCATCAGCTACTGGAGTAACTCCTAACTGTGGTTTTAAAAATGCAGTAGTTCCGTCACGTCTAACGAAATTCTTGATTAAGTCGTCAACTTGTTCTCTAGTATATAGCTCTACCTTCCTATAAATCTGGTCAGTAGTTACATATACTTTAAGTATTTCCTCTACAAGAGGAATTATATTATGTGGGTCTGTTTTAGCTAAATGACTGTCCATTAAAGCAGTCACGAATCTCTTGGTTGTTAAATGAAAGTCTGTCAACGGGTCAACACCTATTTGAGGTGCTAAGAATGGTGTGGTTCCATCCTCTTTAACAAAACCCTCCAGTTTACTTTCTATAGTAGGAATTATATTATGTGGGTCTTCAGTAGCTAGGTGAGCATCCATTGAGGTCTTAACTGCCTCTAATGTCTTTAAATCTGCTGAAGTCTTATCATAGACATCATTAATGCCAGCAGCTCCAAGATTAATTCTAGCAATTTGTTTATCTGACTCACTCTCAAACTCCCCTAAGCGGTAATCTACTTTCAGAAATTGTGAAGTATCAATTTGTTCGTTAACAGGATTGATACATTCATTTCCAGAACCACCTGGTGTTAAAATAGAGTTATCTGCCATTTATTATTAAGATAAAATTGTTCTACAAATTCAGACCTATTAACTTCATTCTCTTCTAGCAATTCGATGAGACTTATCTCTTCGAGAATTAGTTGGTAGTCATATCTATGCCCCCGTTCTAAATACTTAAGCAGTTCTTTGTATTCACAAATCACCTTATCTTTGAGAGCATCCACAGCCTTGCTCTGGCCATTTGCTGTATTCTGATTTACACAAGCCATTACAACCTCCTATTTGTTCTATGATTCGTTCAGCTTCAGCTAACTGATTAGATTGAACCATATATTTGATTACATTAATAGCCATCCAGACTAAATCTCTCTTGTAGGATAATTCGGCCGCTACAGCATTCTTACTCCAACATTTACTGAAACCTCTGCTATTAAATATTTGCTGGCACAAAGATATATAACATTTCTTAAGAAAACAAATAGACACGTAATTATTATATGTCCTAGAAATTGTAGTATCTTCTATGTTCCTCTCTACTATCTCATCTACAGTTACGGTCGTAGATGTGCCATTAAAATACTTATAGATGTAGATGCCGTCCGAATAGTACACAGTGGCATACATAGTTACAGCTGAACCAGCCGTTTTACCCATCTCTCTATCAAACCAATCTTTAGTCGGCAGAACTATATGATATACATTAAACCACCCATCAAACCCTACTGGCATAGTTACTGACTTATTACCGTCATCATGTAAAGTGTAAACAGGAAGTTGTATTTCAGGCCCATCTGCCTTATTATGTTGTAAGACATCAATAGATACAGTGTCAGAGTACTTGAATCTGTTCTTGACGATGACTGAAGAAGATTCAGGCAAATAGCCATTCTCTCCTGTACCAGTATCGTCAAGTATGATTACCTTACAGCTATCGTTAGTGCAAACTTTAATTTTTAATTCCATTATACGTTCTTCACTTCGTTATTCTGCTGATTCCCATCGTACAATTGGGCTATCTCAATATCTGTTCTTTTGGTGTCATTATCAGAAGTACTCTGCTTATAATCTCTATCAGCATTAGCCTTAATAATTCCAATCTCATAGTCATATTCAACCTTTTGTCTTTCAATAGCAATCTTAGCTTCATTAAGAGATGCAATCTTATTATTAAGCTGCTCTTTCTCTTGTTCTGCCTTTTGAAGTTGCTTCTGTAGCTCTTCGTTCTGTTGTTGCATCTGTGCAGTGTTCTGAGTTTCTTCTCTTCTCTTTTGAAATGCCTTAGACAATTTAGATTTAAGTTCAGTCATACTTCTGGCAGTCATGCACTCCATAGCTATGTCTGGGTCTAGTTGACCACTCTTGATGAACTCAATCATTAATTGTTGCATGTTCTGCATTTCCTCCATAATTCTACTACTAGCTATTACATGAATATCATAGTCAGTAAAAGTAAAATGTTCAGGGAGAGCAGTGAACACTTTCTGTAGTTTGTCACCTAGCACTAAAGTTCCAGTAAGTGGTTTATGTTTCCATACCTTCTTAGCACAATTAAGAGAATCAATCAGAATATCCTCTGCCAAAGTATCCATTTGCTGATAGTAAGATTTAGTAATGATATAAGAATTTCTCATACCTGCCTTAACATTACTAACAGCATCCCTGGTTTCTATTCCATTTAATCTCTCTCTAAACACTCCAGTAATAGATGATGTCTGCTCTTCTAACATCTGCAACGCCATATTAAATGCCTGAATAGTATCAGCTTTTAATAAGTCATCGAATCCAGCAAAAGAAGTATTGTTGTTAAATGCCCTACCTTCTTGTGAAGTATCAATAGGAGCCACACCAGTCTTCTTATAGGCAATGAATTTCTGCAATCTTTCAGTCAAATCATCACCAAGAGCCATAGGTAGCATACTAAAGTCAATCCAGTCTCCACTAGTACCACTATTAGCAATTACATTGTCCCTAAAGAAAGTAATCAAATCATACTTGTCTTGAAGATGTGAACATGCAAGCACAAGTGAATATGGTTCGTTACTTCTGTTTACAAAGAACAAACCATTAACTGACAATCCACAGTGTGTAGGATTATCTTTAGTTCTAACTACATCAGGAGACTTACCAGTAAGAATGTAAATAGATTCTCCGATTTTAACTCCTTCATATCTATTCTCTACATAATCTTCTCCTTCTTTATCAACATCAATCCACTCAACTTCAAACACAGGTATTAACTTATAATTGTAAGTCTCATAGTAGTCGGTAGGGAATCCAGGTATTACTTCTTTACCCGCCTCGAGTCCGTCTGTAATAGGAGCTCCAGTAGCTTGATTGCTCATAGCGCGTACATATATATAACTACTATCGTAATATCCCTCAAACATCTCCTCTAATTCATTGATACTACTTGTATCTAGTTGAGGACCATATTTATTAAGTATTTGTTGCTTAGTTAACCAACGTCTAATAACTACTCTGTAGCTATCTCTAACATATACAGATTCTGGATTTCTATCAACGAATACATTACGTGGGTCTAATACCTCTATTTCTATATTAGTTCTCTTCCTACTAGGATGAACCTGGTAAAAGCTCATACCAGTTACTAGTAAGTCAAGTAACAGGTTCTTCAATTTAGTAAGTAGGTTAATATCTCTAGATTGAATTATATATTCCACAACATTCTGTGCAGCTATTTCATACTCGCTAACAAAGCTGTTATTAATATCTTCTACTAACTTATTAAGTTGAGCCTCTACAGCCTTATCAGTTACTTCTTGTCCTCCTAAGAACGCTAGTATCTGATTATTAAGGTGTTGTTGTAAGTATTGATATACTTCCTTATTAATTTGTAATTCCTTATCTCTAGATATCTTAGATATAGTTTCTTTATCCTTGCATGACACTTTAGGCAGTAATGGAGTACCTAGGTATTCTCCAAGTAAAGCATCAACATGCTTCCTGATAAGAGGAGTAAATTCTATAGAAGTAGGATTACCTATTCCAAAATTCTCTTCTAGATACCTATATTGTTCGGCATCTCTATATCCATTATAATAATTATATGCTTTCTGTAATTTGTACTTAGGAAATACTAATTCTGATACTGCCTTATCAATATGCTCCATTAAGTACTCATCACTCCTGTTCTGTGCACTCATTACAACTCTCTAATCCGTTATATTGTTTATATCCTAGGAAATAATGTGTGTCGCCTAATCTTCTATCTCTTAATTCCTGTCTAAGAAATTTAAGATACGCTACTTCACCACCCTCAAACGATATAATAAGTGGCTTGTCTATATTATTCATGCCAAGTGTTAACTTATAACCTCTATGTGTCCCCTCGGCAGTTTGTAGCTCTTCTAGCTTTAATTTAGCCACATATTCTTTATGATAAATCTGTTTGAATAAATCTCTGATTGCTACTTCTAATTCTTGTAGGGTCATCGTATTGTGTAGGCCATAAATTAAACTTAGGTACTATCTGTTGTTTCTCTGGAATAACTCCTTTATGTCTAATTCCTCTTTCGTCAACCCAATAACCAAAAGGTCTTAGTTTGTTATTAGGACTGTCCATTTCTTTAGGAACTACTCCCATTAATTCCTCGTCTCCTAGTTCGCACATACCCCATGCAGCTATAATATCAAACTTACGTTTATTCTCATAACTGTATTTAATTGCTTCTTCTAGAATTTCTTCAAACCATATATTATGACAATAATCTTCTATATGTTGAGCTATTAAATCTAATTGATGCCTAATTACTACTTCAGTAGCAGGAGCTCCGAATTGTTTACTACGACCTCCTTGTATGTCAGATTGAGTAGCTCTAGGTCTTCTCATCAAATGTCTATTCTCTTTATGTTTCTCTCTAAAGAATTGCAGAGTAGACATTCTAGTAGATTCAAGAACAGCCTGACAATCGTAATACTGCAATATCTTAAGACATGTCATATGTGCTTCACGTAAAGTCTTAGGTCTGTCCCTATAATAGCACACTATTTTAGGTTCATCTAACCCATAAGCTCTCTTCTTAACCACTACACAGAAATCAGAAGGGTCTTGAGTTTTATCAGAAGTGTCCTCACCACCCATATCAATACCGTCAATACCAGCAACGTATAAATTTCTAGGTACAGCTCCATGTTCTCCTTTAATCGGATGTTCCAGTATCTTAACCTTACCTTTAGGATTACTAACAAATCTTACACTATCAATTGCTTCTTCTGTGTGCTGGTTGTTAGTGAAATTATATTCTAACTGACCTACATCAATATGTGGTCCCAGTTTATGTAGTTTGATATTAGCAAGTTGCTCACTTAACAATACAGTATTAAACTGATTATCTCCTTCTAGAGCCAAAGCATCATCAGGAGTAAAACAGAACTCTGCACATGCAATTAAATGCTCCTTCGGGTTAGCTAGTAGAGCTTCTCTTTGGTCTAAATAGAACTTCTTAGCCTTCGCAGTATTAGTAACTCCTCTATCGTCTACATATCCATTTGCTGCCACAAATGTGTAAGCAGGTATGAAGAATGAGGTAAAAGCGTAAGACCCGTCTTTAGTATGGTTATGTTTGTAAGGTAAGAAATTATAACCAGCTGGATTATAAAACATCTTACTAAGTCCGTCAAGTGCAGGTCCCTGGTCTCCACCTGTTCCCCACACAAATCTAGTTCCAAACTTATTACCTAGAATTTCTACAAGAGCTGTACTCTGTAAGTAAGTCTTTACTAAGATTGGGTTAGAACCAGATTCTTCAAAGAACAGTCTATCCACACGGTCTCCACGTAGCTTACGAGGAACGTCTACTACGAAGCCAATAATGTCTGACATGAATCCAAATTCTTCTCTGTCTTTAGTAAGAAGAGAAGCTCTCTTATGCATATCAGAATTATACTTCTGTCTTAGATGTCTCATACCACCTTCTGTATCAGCATTTAAATACTCAAGTTGTTCCCAGCATTTACGAAGCACGTCACTAACGAATTTCTCGGTAAATGCTACATATACTGTATGTGAACCTCTAACAGTTGTATATAACCTAACTCCTAAAGATGCTGCAATTTCAGAGAATCCGACTCCACGAGCTTTAAGGGCGCACACATCCTTCTTCAACTTCTCACACATTTCTATGTAATGGAAGTACTCATACTGCTTACTAAAGAATGAAGGGAATGTAGTTTCACGACCAGTACCAGCTTGAGATACATCAGTATTCTTCAACCTATAATAATTAAGGAAGAAGTAATTATCACCTGTGATTCTATATCCATGTGATTCATATCCTCGATTACATCTTTTAACCTCTTCGTCCCAAAAGTCATTATATTTCTTAGTTCCTTTAGGATAGGCACAGTATTTGCCATCTCTTAGTTTAATCTGTCTAGCTTCAGTGAACCACTCTGGATTAAAATCTAATCCTCTTTCTTCATCCACTGGTCGATATCCAGTCAGCTCATAAGATAGAGTAGGGTCGAAATGCTTAATCTCAGTATCTAATGTTACATCCCATACAATGTTAGGCGTGCTAACTGGTTCATCTTCTACAATAGGGTCTACGTATGGAATAGCCTCTATCAATTCTGGTTCTACTCTCTGTATTAACTCTTGAACTGTTTCTGGAACTTCGACTTTCTTCTTAGGTCTTCCACGTCCAGCCATAATTATCTGTCATAGCGTCCTTCTTCACCACCACCTCTGTTATCAGTCTCTTCTTCTTGCTCTTTCTTGTACATATACTCAAGAGTTTTAAGTTCTTCTATAACCTTAGAAACTGATTGCATTTCTTTCATTACATCAGCCACTTTCCAAACAGGTCTATTAGTAACTGGGTCTCTTTCAGATAAATCTATGGTGTCAAAGTAATCAGTAATTCTATCAACTACACCTTGGGCAGACTTAATGAGTTTAAGTGCTCTAGATTCGTTTTGAATATCTCTGTATTTCCTACATGCGGCTCTGAAGATTGGGTCTGCCCATTCCTCTTCACTTAAATTAGCATCCTGAAGACATGATTGATGTCTTTCTTGTTCTGTATAATCAGAGTATGGAGATGCCCAATCTAACATTAGCCATATGTAAACAAGCTCTCTATAAGCTCTTGATTTGCAAACTCCCGTAGGGTCTTCTTTGGTCTTATTCCTTTCATTAGTCCATAGAGCTGCGAACTCCTTAATAAGAAGAACCTCTGGCTCATTCACAATCACCGAATTAGTACCATTATCAAATAGGAATACTTTCATATTTATTTGCTTTTATAAGACTTACCAGCTAGTGCTTTCTTCTGAAATCCATTAAATTTCATTTCTCTAGTACTATCTGCCGAGCCTGGTCCGCCTTTAATGTGTTTAATAGCATCACCGCTAGCTTTACTAGGAATACTCCATTTATTGCTAACAGTTCCACCCATATTCTTCTTAATTCTCTTCTTAGCCATTCCTCCGCACTTGAACGAAGTAATAGTGCCACCGCTTAACTTTTTACCTATATTACTACCTCTGGTTGCGCCTGCTCCACTAGCACCCCTGCCGTTAGCCTGGTCTTTCATGTCAACTTTCATTTTGTCCTTTAAAGGTAGTCCTTTGTAATCTGCTTTGGACATCTTCTTGTAAGGGAGCTTCTTATTACTAACATTATATATTCCCTTGCTAGTGTGTACGGTATCAGTCTTATTAACTGCTATTTTATCACCATTCTCGTTCTTCTTAATACGTCTCTTGGCTTTACCTCCACATTTATCTTTAAATATGTCCATAGCTTTACTGCCTTCAGCCATTGCTTTCCTTCTACACTTAACACATCCTCCAGCCATGAATCTCTCTACCTCATAACCTTCTGGACACTTACCTTGTAGTCTGCTAATGTAGTTAATTTTGGCTCCCATCTTAGCCATGATAGTTTGATTATTCTCCATACTCTTGTATTGTTTATAGATTTCATTAATTTCCCTCTCTGAGAGTTTGGATATAGTATCCTCAAACTCCTGCTGAGACTTAGGCTTAAATAACTTAATAAGGTAGGCAGAGAACAACTCTTGGTCGTCCTGCCCACCTTGTTGAAACTTAGTTGCCATTATAGTTTAATTAAGTCTTTAGTATTAAAGATAGCTTCTTGTAGCTCTCCTCTTGTAGAGAACCATCTACATCTAATACCCTTGAAATATTCATCTTTCTTCTCATCCTTAGATGGTCTAAACGTCATCGTCTCTTTCTTAACTACAATCATCTGAGGTTTATATGGGATGTCTTGTCTTAATGTTACTACATCTCCTGGTTGATAAAACACTTTCTCTTCCATTATTCTATACTTTTAAATCGTTCTTTTAAACCTTCATTAATAACCACCTGCACTTGCTGTTCAGCTACAACTTCAAATCCTTGTCTGAAGAACGGAACAGGTACTCCAGAAGAACGCCTATAATATATATCGTCTCCCGGTTTAATAAACTTACACAAAGGACTTACTTCTATAACATTAGCTACAACTGAAAGTTGATACTCTGTATCTTTCTCTCCAGTGTCTGGATTCTTAAATGCTCCGTCATATTCTGGTATAATAAGTCCACCTTTAGTTACTTCTATCTTCTGATACGGATTCTTAGCATAAGGTCTAACTAATACGTATGAATTAATAGGCATAATTTCCATACTATTCATCTTCTCTGTTACTTCCTCTGCTTTCTCCAATTCATCTTTAATGTTCTTATTAAGTGCTTTAGTGTAAGTATCTACTGCTTTATTATGTGCTTCCACAGCAGCTTCTTTCTTTAAATCTTTAAACCCATCTGCACCGGCAAAGCTTAATCCTTTACCCCCAAACATTACATCCATTGTTCCGTTATTACTCATAATTTAAATCATTTACCATTTACCTGCTGGACATGAGGACTTAATATCCCTAACTTTAGCATTAAGCCTACACCCGCAACCACGTTTATAACCATCTTTACGTTCTGTTGATATATCTCCTGTTTTAGGGTTCAGCCACAGTTTACTACTGCATACATACCCTATAAATGAATCCTTCATAATAGGACACTTCTTACATATTCTAATACGAGCTCTAGCCATTTCTTCGTTATTACCTAGTAACTCATTTAAGTGTCCATTTACAATATTAGTAATTCCCATAGATTTCTAATGAGCTTTAATTATACTTTACTTTTAATATCTCAAATCCCAGTTTGAAAGATACTCTATGATTATGAACTAGCTCATTAGAACTCTATAGGCTTTCTCTTCTCCTTGATTTCCTCAAGTATACACTGTTTTTTCCAATGCTTACACATACGTTCCACATCATCTTTAAGATAATCTAACTCATGTTCTGTAACGTTACCATTATGGTCATAATGTATAAGCAATAGTTTCTTAATAACAAAATCAGGATTTAATTTCTGAAGCATCCATGCATAGGTAGATAGTTGTAAAGTATAATGTACTTTATTACAGTCCATTAAATTATTCATAGGATACTTCATCATTTGACTCTTCTTAGTCCTGGTATCAAAGTAAGATTTCTCGTCAATACTTTTATTAGTCTTGTAATCAACAATGTAGATGTCGTTTCCGTCCTTAATAAGTAAGTCAATTTGACCTGCCAACCTAAATTTATTGTCGTCCGACCTTCTATATATCATATATTCAGGGAAAACTCCTCTTTCTATGCTTAGTAGGTCTAAGTTATTCTTCTCTAAAGATTCATTAGTATTAACTTCAAAAGTTCCGCCTAAACCGTAACTTCTCATTTGGCATGAACTCTTACCTAAGTATTGATGTTCCAAATCACTATGAATCTTTGTACCTCTTTCCTTGGAATCGGCATTAGTTTTAGACCACTCATCCAGTATATCCTGTTGTGCAGAATTAAACTCCGTCTCATTTAAATCATACATGTCTAAGAAGTACTTCTTATCAAAACGTTTAGTTTCTAATAGTCTCTTCTTCTCCATGGCAAACTGTTCAGCACTTAATAGCTTCTGTAATGCTTTGTACTGCGACCAGAAATCACTGTCGAACTTTTGACAGAACTCATGTATCATTGTTGTTACTGAAGTGTATATAGTATTGTCAATTTCACTCCAATACATATGGGAAGAATCGTTGTAACATATTTCCTTGTTCCTCTTGTCTACTTTCATAATCCATTTTAAATTTCTTCCTAATTGAGTTATAATCTAGTAATGTAGATAAAGGCTGAATGCATGGAGCAATAACAGAATTGTAGTATCCTAAATAATATTCCTTGTCGTTAGGATAGATAATTACTACTAACCCTATTGGTCCATCAATACCTACTATCGGGTACATCGCAGCAGATTTTGCTCCAGAGTCCTCTAATAAAGCTACTAAATTAGGGAACGTTCTACGATAGTTCTCAATAGTATCCATTCTGATGAATTGATTGTCATTAATCCTTTCAAGCTCATCACCGTAGTTAATATACTCCAACTCTTTCCATATCTTAATAGTTGCCTTAGTTTCATACCCTCTTCTCTTCTCTGTAAGAGCTGTTAAATAGCGATATGATAAACCATGTGTACTTTGTAAGGTATTATGGTAATTCAATAACAAGACATTCGACGCATCCTTATCTTCCATAAGAATATGCTCTATATGCCCGTTAACTTGTGGAGTAATCATCTCTGTATATTTCTCAGCTAATACCTTCTCCGTAACAGCTGCCTGTCTATAATCTTCTAAAATAGCTTTAGTGTGTGAAGAGAAATGAAGCTCTACCATCAAGAATGCAAGCATTATAATGACTATCGTCTTAACACCAGAACTCCAACTGTCAATCCACCTGTACACCTCTTTTAGTTTGCCCAATAACATTAATCTACTGATTTAAAGGTTAGAGATTAATAATAGTTTAGTTTCTTTATTACTTATTTACATTGACACCTTAAATCATTAATTCATCTGATTTGTTTGATAATGTGCAAATTTAGCAATACCTTTGTGAATAAAAAAGTGATTTAACATGTAATTTAATTATGGAATTTAACGCAGAGGAATTATCAAGAATTAATGAGGCTCTGAAAGAGTTACTCGATGATGCGGACCTAGAAGAGGTTCCTATGTTTAGATGTGGTAGTAAGTTAGTAAGGAAAGATAAAAGTGGAAGCAAGATTCATATTAAGAAGAAGAATCGCGGCAAATTTACTGCATCAGCTAAGAAAGCTGGACAGAGTGTTCAAGAACATGCTAGGTCTGTACTTAACAATCCTAATGCGACTCCGTTACAGAAGAAGAGAGCTAATTTTGCACGGAATGCGGCGTCTTGGTCTAAGAAGTAAACATGAAGAAAGAAGAAAAATTGCAACAGCAATGTGACGTATGTGGGAGGTTGCTAGACAAGAATATAAGCAACTTCAGAAAGTATTCACGCAAGACAAACGGCTTAAACTTTCACACTACATGTAGGGATTGTGAAGACCGAATCAAATTGAATACTGAATGGAAAGATGGGAAGCTCTTATGCCACATATGTGGAGAATATAAAGAGCCTAGTGAGTTTACTTATGCAGGGGCTAATAAATACACTTTACGTCAGAATAAGGAGTGTAGGTGCAATTCCTGTAAACTAGAACAAAGGAAAGCTGCTATAGCTACTTATGATAACGACGTTAAACTAGAGAAGGTTTTACAAGCACGTTGGCTTGCAGCTAAATCCAGAGCTATAGACAAATCTATACCTTTCACTATTACTAAAGAAGATTTACTAACCGTATGGAAGGCACAAAATGGCAAGTGTGCAATTTCTGGATTAGACATGACTTATGAATTAGGAGAAGGTCGAATCTATACGAATGTTAGCATTGACCAGATAATGCCCTCAAAAGGTTATACTATAGATAATATACAATTAGTATGTATGGCAGTTAATCAACTTAAGTCAGATTTAGATATGGATACTATTTTAATTCTGTGTTCTGCAATAGTTGATAATGCCGCTAAATGGAAGCACTAACTATGAAATTTAAGTACGACAAATCTAAAGGATTGCTATTCTTTATCAACCCATTACTTCCAGTAAAAGGATATTCATTTATGAATATTTGTGGTATTATGTTTACTAGGAGTGAGGATTATATAAAGAGAATGAGTCAAGCTACAGTTACACATGAGAAGACTCACACGAAACAGATATTAGAAATGGGAATAGTATTCTTCTATTTATGGTATGTAATAGAGTGGTTTATTAAATTACTAGCTAGTGGCAATGCTCACACTGCCTATAGAAACATATCATTTGAAAGGGAAGCTAGGTATGTAGCTGAACATCCTGAATACGAGAGGAAGACTTTCAGCTATGGCTGGTTTAAATGGATATTATGAGAATCTCAACTAAAGGAGGAGGGATTATTAAGGCGCAGCAAGGGACTATAGCAAGACCTAATCCTAAGGAGAACTATAAATTGCCGGAAGACCAGAGATATCAAGCCCAAACTAGAGGGATGAAAGACTTTGCTATAGAATGGTATAAAGAACGTGCTAAACAGCCTAAGTATCAATCTCAAGTTAATGAATCTAACCTTGCTAACATTACTGACCAAATTAACAGGGCAGAATATGTAGAACCTTCTAAGTTCTATTCTAACCCAAGCGTATACAAAGGGAAGGTTGGTAATGTAACTCAAGCTGCCCAGGTAGTTATGAGGCAGAATAAAGGAGCTGCATATCCAGCAGGATTACAATATACCTATAATGCCCCTTCGTTTCCATTCTCTGGAAAATTTGGGGATGTATCTTGGCACGAAGGTGTAGGTCATATGGTGGGAGATAATAATCCACAGATATTGAAGGCTAATCCTGGTATTAATAACAGAGTAGACTACGAATCTTCTGTGCCATTAGAATCTCAAGTATATAGTGCTCAACCTAATGAGAGACATGCGGATACATGGGGATTTAGAGGAGCTAATGTAAACATGAAAGATGCAAACGGTAACTATTATATTGACCCAAACAGGCAATTAAAAGGTACAGATATTCAAGAGATGAGAACTAAGGGAGCTAAAATACCTTCAGGGTTTAATACCCTTAATGATGACGAGATAGCTAAATTGCATAATACCTTTGCTAGTAATACTATCAACAAAAGAAGTAATACTATGCTAATAGCTAAGAGAGGTGTGCAAATTAAACGTAGAATTATTAAATAATAACAATCATGGCTTTAATTCAAAATGAAGACAACAAATGCCCTACCACTAAACAGGTGAATGATGCACTTGAGTCTATTGGGGGGGGGTTCAGACCCTGGTTTTAACAACACAAGATTTAATTAGCACAGATAGAAGTAGTACCTTAGAAGTAAACAGTTCAGACCAGGCAGTGATGGACACTGTAAAGTCTAATATGACGAATAATATTCCATTTCAATTACTGTACTATGGAGTAACTAGTGGAGGTGGTTTAGCACAATCACTTCCAGTATCACTACATGGTGTGCCGTTAGCTAATGTGTTCACGTTATATGTAGGTATTAATAGTACAGCTCTTACTAGACTTAGTATTAATAAAGCTACTACATCAAAGTGGGTTGCTTCTACACTTAGTAATTCTTAACATTTAAGAATTAAAGTACATTAATCGCAGTATGAGAAATTTTATATTTGACGTCTGGGTTTGGTCTAAAGCCAAACACTCCAGACTACTTAAGCAAATAAGGGTAAAGGCACTATCGTTTCCTTCAGACATGTTCTGTTTGAACGAAGCTGCTAAAGATGCAGATGTATCACCCTACATGAAATCAGATGAATTTGAAGTAACAATTGGTAATTTAAGAGAATATCAAGAATAATGGAAAGCACTAATGAATTAGTAACAGCAGCTGAAACCAGAGCAGAAGGCTTGAGCTTAGACGGAGTTGCGAACAATAGATGCATTACTAAGCAACAGTTCAATGATAACCTACCGTCGGGGGGGGGTATTGCTGACGCTATAGATTTATTAAACGGTTCACTAAGCGGCAGCACCCTAATATTCTTTAATAACACTACTACAGACACTACAATGGGTATATCAATCATAAATATGTATGGTCAAAGCACATCGGCTACACCAGATATTCCTGCTTCATCTATGGTGGTATACCCTATAGCAGGTGCTATAAGAAATGTAGCTTTGTTTGGCAATAGTGTGATTGGAAGTAATATTTACGTAGCATTCCTATTAAATAATGTAAAGAATATGAATCACTATTCTAATTATGAAACAGATAGACTTAATATAGGAACTAATCAGAATATACCAGTACAGGGTCTACTTGCCGTTATGTGTATAAACAATACATAGCAAGTATTTAAAATGACAAATAAAATTGCAACAGAACAATATTTAATTAATTTAGCTGGTGGAAGTACAAATACTCCAACCAAGTGTGCCACTAGAGATAGAGTAGAGTTCTTCGGACTTGAAACTAACGATAATTACGCTAATAATCAGTTAGTTAAGGAAGAGGATATACAGTTGTCAACATTCCAGTATGACTTCAATATACATGTTTCAATAACTAACTCTGGGCTTACGTCTAAATCCTATGACTTTGTAGCAGATGTTTACATAGATGGAGTTCCAGATGGGTTTATAACAATTCCTAGGTCTGGAACTCTAGACTATCAAGGGGTAACTTTCTTTGACAGAAACTTCCACTTTGATTTACCAACTGATTCAACTAATGTCTCTAAATTATTGTTCACTGGATATTTCAGTACATACAGGGTGACTGTAGATGCAGATAGTGTAACAAATAACGCAGTATGCCAATCTGGGGTAACTACTGAAATACCAATAAATCAGGCATATATAGGAGGTGACACAGCTAATATTTCTATAAATGTAATTATATAATGAAGTTTGTAACATTCTTAAAGCAAGTATTCACATCCCACTCTGGCATATCATCTAAGAGACTCTGCGGAGTAGTAGGGTGGTTTGTCTGCTTGGGAGTGTTAATATACTGTGCAATAAACGTGATTCAAGCCCCATTAATGATAGACACAGTCCTGTTGTGTTGTATGGGATTGCTTGGCATAGATTCAGTAACAGGAATATGGAAGAGATTCACCAATAACGATAAATCGAATAAATAATGAAAGTAATACCTAAACTACAACAAGGAAACACCATAGAGTCCGATAATACTAAAGTAGTTAGGCCAGAAATTCATGAACCTATTAAAGCTAAACCTAGACAGTATTCCATTGTAGATTTAGGTGGAGAACCTTCTAATGATACCAGGTCAGCTGCTGAAAGAAATAGAGACTATTGGCATCCTATTAAAGGAGCTAAAGCCAGATTCAGGGCTTCTATGTCCAATGAGACTAATCCTTTAGTTGGAATAGAAAGAACTATACTTCCTTCAGCAGCTGGTGCTGCATTAGTAACAACTCCAGCCGCTGTTGTAGGAGGAGCTTTAGGTAATATGACTGTGGATAAGCTTACCGGGGGCTGGGGTAACTGGTTGGAAGATAAAACTGGCATTCCGTCCGAAATTGGAGTTTATACTAATCCAGGAGCTTGGTATGGTGGTGCTAAAGGATATAAGATTGGAAAGGACAAGTTAATAACTAAATCAATTAAAGGTGACGCTGACTTAGCTTGGAATCCTATTAACAAGAACCATTGGATATTTAATAAGGAAGCAAGGACTCCTTCTAATATAGCAATGGCAACAGCTAACAGAATTACTCCATTTCTATCTAAGGTAGAGAAATTACCATTAAAAGTGGCTGCTTATAAAGCTGCCAAGAGAACTAACGGTAATGCATCAGTAAGTTTGCAAGATATAAAAACAATGCCAGCCGACTACACAGGTTCTTCAATACTAGGTGGAGGAAATTTAGAAGGTAGGAATCTATTAGCTAAATATATATTTGATGAGAATCCAGTAGTTAAAAGAATGTTCTTTAATAAAGCTACTAGTAATATCAAACCTATTAGCCGTAATGAAGCAAGGAGAGGATTTAGTCATGGGGATAGATATGAGCAGCTTTATCCTGGAGTTCATAACAGAAGATACGAAATGAGTGCAGTAGTACCCTCTGGTAGACCTCTTAAGTTTGAGAATGTTACAAAGTTTACTGATTATGCTGGAAAGAATCCAATCAGCAAGGTTGTTGGTAAGGAGACTGAACCAGTAATGCGTATGGGAGATAAAGAGTTCATGACCTTTAGGCAGCCAGGAACTGATTATATAGGTCCTATTGATGACGTTGCCGGACACTTGGTTAAGTTTCAAATGAACAAAGGTAAATTAAGACAGACTTCTCAAGATATGTGGAAATTTAATCCTGCTGACTATGCTAAGAGGTGGAATGATTCTCCTAATACTGCTAACCAAGTTAGGCTTATTAAACAAGCTGCATTAATGGATAAAGTAGGTCGTCCTTTCATATTGCAGCAATCTAATCCTATATGGATTGAAGGTAAGTCTGTTAGAAATCCGGAATTGGTAACTATGGCACATGGTGGAAGATTTGATTTTAAGAAGTCCCCTCTGCTAAAGAAACAAGAAGAGATTAACGGTAAGAGGGATATGCGTAAGAAGTTCATCAAATCAAGTCGCCCAACCTATAAGAAGCGAATCAAGAAAGCTCAACAAGGAATGAGATTTGTTAGTTATAATCCAGTAAGTAATCCTACAATAGATTACACTGATATTACTAATCCTATTAATCCATTTAGTGAGTATAATTATAATACAACTTACGATAAACCAGAAGCCTTAGTAGTACCAGTAAGAGACACTAATGAAACTGATGTAGTAGCTAATAATCCTACAGCAAAGCCAGTAATTAATAAGCCAGTAGCTAGTAAATCTGTTACCGATAAACCTGTTACTGCCAACTCAACTTGGAAGAGTCCATATACTAACAGAAAGCAATGGTCTACAGAACTTATTAATGCCTATAAGAAGGCAGGTATTACTAATGATAATGCAATTAGAATGCTATTAGCACAAGACGCATTAGAATCTAGTTGGGGTAAGTCTGCACAAGGTAAGTACAACTTTGGCAATTTAACTACTGGTAGTTCATGGAAAGGTGATTATGTAACTGGTAATGATAAGAATGCTAAAGGTGAAGCTATTAAGCAGAAGTTTAGGTCTTATAATTCTATGGATGAGTATGCAGCAGACAAGATACAATTCTTAAAGAGACTATATGACTTTGATGAGAATGATGATATTAATAAGTTTGTAGCTAAGCTTACTGGTTCTAATAAAGGTAAGAGAAGATATGCAGAAGCTAAGGAGTATGCCAATTCATTAAGAGGTGTGTATAATAGTTTCAAAGCAGGTGGTATTATTAAATACCAAGAACCTGCACAACCTATTAAATATATGGGAGGTTATGATAAGAGAGGTAATATGGTATTGCCAGTTACTAATGAGAATGGTATGAATAATGTAACTTTACCAGAAGTAACAGTTACTCCTAGAAATATTAATCTAGCAGGAGCTGTAGATAGAGGAAGGAGAGAAGCCGCACCTTATGTTAGTACATTATTAACAGGTGCAATATTTGGACCATTATCAGTAGCAGGTGGATATGCAGGTAATGAAGCAGTTAATAAGATAACTAATGTAGCTAGTAATGACAAATATAAAGACTGGGCTGATATGCTCTCTAAGACTACAGGAATGAATCCGGTAGTTGCAGATTTCTTTAACATAGGTAATTTGGCAGGTGGATTTGGAATGCGTAACTTTGGACCTAAGTTAAAGCCAGTAAAAGATATGGCTGTTGGTGGTAATAAATGGGCTAGAGCTAGAGTAATTAGTAAGGCTATAGATAAAGGGACTCCTTCAGTTGAGCCATTGCCCAATAATGTAGGTTGGGGACCTAGACAATCCATACATGTAGTACATGATAAGAATAGTGCTAGACTCCCGAAATTATACTTTCCAGAAAGGTGGGATGCTATTCATGAAGGCGCTCCTGAAGTTGGTATATGGTATCAAGGTAAATTTGGCAATCCAAGAACAGCAGCTAATCATTCTATACCAGGTAAGGCAGAGAAAGCAGCTAAGGCTAGAGAGAGATTTGCCAAGAGACCTTACAGAGTAGAAGGTGATTTAGAGTTAGAGAGACCAATAGTTACTGTAGGTGATGTACCTAACAGGGCAGCATTAGAACGAGCAGCTGATAAGATGAGTGCTGACGGGGTAATCTTTAATAATGTATATGATAATGGATATTCTAATAACCAAGTAATCTTTAGTCTTAGAGATGATTTGAAGAATGGTACTATGACTCATAAGCCAACTGGTAAGACAGTTATCCCAACTGAGAACAATCCATATCCTAAGATAGGAACAGCTACAATGGTAGATGGTATCTTCGAACCTACTGGAGACATCTTTGGAGAAATTCTCCCTACACAAGGAACTAAGCATGTGGTGTTTAAACATAAGACAGACCCGACTAAAGTAGTTAAAGTGTACAAACCAACCGAAGGAGGGTATAAAACTTTGGATGAATTACGTGAAGGTCTTAGAATGTATAGAGCTAGAGATGAGGTACCTGGAGCAGTGCCTACTGAGCTTCAAGGTTACTTACAAGGAGAGAATGGAATGTATCCAGTGTTTACTCAAACCAAAGTAGGGCCTATTAAAAAGATGAGTGTACTTGACGAGTTGGCAAGGATGTTTGAAGCTAAAGGATGGACTAGAATTAATGATTCATCCTATAAGAACTCCAAGATTACAGTCGGAGATATTACCACAGAGAATGTAGGTATGCTTAACGGTAAACCAGTCATCTTTGACCCGGAAGCCGCTTATAACGAAGATATTATTAAAGTATCTAATGCTAAATTTAAGAATAAATAGTTTCTAATAAAACAAGCCCGAGCCTAGTAATTAAACTAAGTTCGGGCTTTTATTATATTAACTTATTATACGTTAATCTTAATTACTTGTCTAGAATAGTCAGGCAAGTCAAGTATTTTATTACTTTGGTCAAATGTAGAAGCTGTATTCTGCAATAGGAGTCTTTTAGTTCCATTCGAACCAATTGCATACCAATTTGAATCTACATATATTAAATCAGTAAGAGTGTATGCACCTAGTGTAGAGGTAGTCCAATTCTGACCTCCGTCTGTAGACACGCTCTTCATGTTACCTCCTATAAGCATAAACTCGGCATTTGCATACAAACCTTTAGTCAAAGCAGTTAGTTGTGGTCTAGTGGTTGCAGCAGTCCATTGAGTTCCAGTTGGATTAGCACTAAAGTATGTGTAATTACTAGTAGTGCTATATACTATACCTCTTGGTGAAGCATAATCCCCCTGTATTACTGCATTTGGTGTAAACATTCCCGGAGTATAATAAGTAAGAGAATCTGGCGCAGACGTAGCTAAGAAGGTATATATCCTAGCCCCTCCCTGATATAGTACTCCAACGCAGCAGTAATTATAAGGCCCAGTTGATATGCTGTAGACATTACTTACGACGCTTAACTCCTTTGTCGTGCCATTATCATATACTATAATAACATAGTTCTTACCGTCTCCTCCTGCTCCTGCTCCCTTATAAAATACCCAGCCAGTAGAGAATCTAGCCAAGTGAGCATAACCATAAGTTCTTGCAGTATCTTTATACTTTAACTCCCACTGTTTGGTGGACTGATTAACTACATATAGTCCTCCAAGCATAGACAATGCTCCAATTGCTTCACCTCCTCCAGCTATGTATATAAAATCCTCATGGCCGTCCATAGCTGGAATTTGAGCATAGGTGCCACCACCAGCAAAGTATAAACTACCTGTCTCCGTGTTAATAAGAAATAAGTCTTTGTCTACAACTATATCTTCCTCTTTAACTAACTGGTTTGGTTGGTAGTTATTAGATGTAACTACACCACCCCAGAGACTAACTATGGTTTGGTAATGAGGACAATACCCCCCCCCTTCCCATAATCTATATTCTTACCTGTTAATTCATTCAGTTTGTCTTGTGTTACTATTTTACTCATATTTATTGTTATATTAATTTAATTACTATATTTGCATCACCATAATTGCACCTCAACTTCCGAGATTGAATTAAATCATAGAAAGGAGGTGTTAATTATGGAGATAGCAAAGACCGTCTTTGTCCATGCTTACTGGAGATTCCGTCTCGGTAAGTGGGAATACGTCAGAGCGCACTGGTGTAGACCACCAAGACGAAGACGTAAAAACTATCTTAGGCTTTGTGCCTAGCATCCACTGGCAACCCAGATGTAAAACGGGTTGCTTCTTTTATTTAGTATGTAAAGTTACTTAATCATCTCTAAGTGACAATTATAGAACTTTAGAAATTCAGGTTCTTCTACTTGGTAATACCATTCTATCATCTTATCAATAGCATGGCAGGCGTCTTCATTGTCTATATGCTCTTTACATTCTGGCTTAACAAGTCCATTACATTGTTCCTTTAATGGGCAGTTATGGTCTTTACTTACCCAACACTGTTTCTTATCTGCATCTTTACTATAGTATTGATTTAATTGTTCATTAGTCATATTAATTTGATTTTAGAATCTCATTACATGCATCATTCATTTGCTCTTCTGTAATGTAATTACGTTGTTGTAAGAAATATAAGAGCTGAGCAACAAGCTCTGTGCCAATCGAAGTTATATCTTTTATATAGGCTTTAGGAATTACCATACAATCCTTACATAATGAATCAGGTATATTAATACCATAAATACTTGAAGCAAGTACAATAGCTTTATCATCTTCTTCTATGAAGTAACCTACTGTACTTGTTTCTATATCTCTATTTAAATATTTAACATCTTCTGATAGACTGCATCCTTCTCTATCAGTCATGTACTTGCTATTCCATTTAATAAGTACTAAGTCTTTACGTTTTAATTTACAATTCATATTAATTCATATTAATTCATTTAAGGTTTATACTCACGGACTTTAGCTTCAAGGTTACTAGGTAACTCTTCTGTTACGTGATGTATTCCTGCATCTGAACCTAACAAGTAAATAGTGTTATTATTGCATACATAAAGATACTTACTTCCTCTCCAATATCCCTTACCTGTACGTACTTTAAATACTACATCTATTTTATAATCCGTTCTACAATTCATACCGTAACCTGGCTTTATAGGTGGGAATTTAGTAGTAATTGCCCAGTCATTCCATTTGCTCATATTTATATTAATTTATTACACAGCCATAGTGTCTATAGAGAATGTCACGTACCACCAATATAAATCATCTGCATTGTCTATTCCAACTTCTAATAATTGAGACCAATTTACTCCTTTATATTTCCTTAAGTTTTTAAGCACATTTAGAACATCTTCCATAGAATTAATAATACATCCTTCAGCCCCATTTGTTCCATTGCTAATTGTCATATAAACTTGTAATTTAGATTTACCTCTAGGAACAACGGCAAATGTTTCATAATGGTCTTTTATGTTCAAAATAATATCTTCTATATGTTCTAGAACATTGGCTTGTAAGGGTTCGCCAGTCAGGTTACACATTCTTAAGCCTTTGGGGGTTCTTTCATAATATAAATGCTTTAAGGACCCAAGTGTATCATACCAAGTTCCAGAGTTAAACAGTTTAATTACTTGTTTACGTTCCTCCTCATTATAAGGACTCCACCTATTCCCAAATCCTCTACTGGTTCTATCATTGTATGTTTCTGTTCCTGATTGTACTATATAGTCAATAATAGTGTCCAAATTAGATTCTACTATTTCGTTAGCGTAGTCTAAGGGATACTTTCCGTCAACTACTTTAGTAGTATCAGCCTCAAGAATGAGATATTCTTCATGCGAGAACAATAGCTCTCTAGTTTCGGGAGTAGAGAATATGCAGGCATTTGTGTCAAATAGAAAGCTGTCAGCCTGATATTTTACTCCTGTTAGACAGTCAATACAGAATTGTTTTATCTTATCTCTTTGTGCCTTTAGTGATGATGCTATATCATTACAATTGAACTGTAAATTTATAGATTGCATATCAAAGTAAAGGATTAGCCATTTATTATACTCCTCATTTATCATAGTTCATCAATCAAAACTTCCAAAACTAGCTACTAAGCTCATTGGTATGTGTATTGTATCTTTTACTCTGCGAGTACCGTCCTCATCACAATGATTCTCAATACCTCTTCCCAATATTATTGATTTATCATCCATATATGCCAAGTAGCCCACTGTGGTTATCAAATTCTCATCTGGGCATTTTCCTAGTATATGTCCTCCACGCCATACGTATCTATCGTCCCAATGAACCCACATAGGTTCTCCTACTTCATATCCTAGTTTCTGTACATTTAATTTATTATCCATATTAACTACCTACAAGTATTTTAACATTACCAGTCTCTATATCGAGAGTAGCTTTCTCAAGCCATAAATCTTCTATATGATGTCCCCATATTCCATACTTACCTGGATTCTCCTTCTCTTCTTCGTAAATCCTTCTATATGCAAGGGTTATTTCATTTATTAAATCATTCAAATTGCGGCATTTAGCAGTGAATGTATACGGATTCTTTAATGGATAACTAATAGTTATATTTACTGTATGGTCTTTAAAGTAGTCAGCAGCGTTGCTAAATAGACTTACTGCACAGTTAATAGAGTATTTATGAATCTTTATATTTACTCCTTTAGGAAGCAACTCTTGTTCTTTCTCTATTGTGAATTTAGATGGAAGTCTGTTTATCACTTCCTGTACATCGAAGTCCTTGTCCCTATACACACTTATCCCAGATTCTTTATGCTCTACATATATACAATACACTAGTCTATACTGACTATCTCCCACGCAAACATTCAGCTTATGCATACTAATATCATAATCTGGATTTAATTCCCTAATTTCATTTAGCCTATCGTTATCATTAAAGATTGCACAGATGATTTGGTCCGCTTGTTCCTCCGTTATCAAATTGTTCTCTAGTAATTTGCCTACTAGGACAGGTACTATCTCCTCCACTTCATCAACATTAATTAATCGCTTTCCCATTCTTCTTCTAATGTATTATATAATTTAATAAAATCTTCTCCTTTATATTCACATACACATTCATTATCCTTATTAAAGATAGTAAGCATGTGCATATCCTTAGATTGTCCATTGTCTACATAAGAATACATCCCGTGTACCAATACGTATTCGGGATGTTTCTCATTCCAGTTATTTACAAGTTCCTTCATCACTAAGTGTTATTCCATTACTAGCATAAGATATAAATGTACCTGTGTCATATGGTCTCCAGCCACTATTATCTCTACGTATAGTAGTTGTCTGTCCTACGTTAAATTGTGGAATCTCTACTATGTTATCAAGAACTCTAAATAAGTCCTCTATTGATAAGTTTGGAAGTATCTGATGTAAATTCTCTAATGTCTTTCTAACGTCAATCATAATAGTATATTTTAGCAAATTGTACATCACCTATACTAATATTAGGCAGTAATACTTTATATAGTTCTGTAGATTCAAATGTATCTTTATATTCCCTAGGAACTAACAGAGTATCAACATGATGTCCTCTAGATATTCTAGCTAGATAGGAAATTTTACTGTCATCAAAGTCTGTAAGTTCCAACATAATGGCATTATGATGCCTAGGACAATTTCCACTAAGTATTATCATAATTACTTCTCCTGTAGTAAGATTCTCATCTCTTCCTTCCAGTTCTTATACCACTGTTCATTAATAAGGTCTTCTGATTCAATTAATTCAATCAAATCCTTAGTGCCATTATGAATTTGGCTACATAAATACTGTGCTAATTGGTTCTTTAATTCATCCATAATTATTAGTCTTTAGTTTTAACATAAAGTTGGCAATGGCAAGTCCCTTCTTCCATTTCCCTAAACTCTTTACACATACATACTGTATCTTCATCTCTTACTAAAGAGCATGGACAATACCTCTTACCATACTTCTCTTTATTCCTTTTAAGTCCTGCTAGGACTGTTTCCTTTACTTCTTTATTATCAGTTACTTTAATCATTGCGCTGATGCTGTATACAGTTCTATGTTTAGGTCTGTTTCCCCACCAGTAAATCTAAGTACTCTACCAGAATTATTCATTTTGACCCACTTTCCAGATGAAGGAAATGTTACTCCTTCTGCCCAATTCTCAGATTGAGAATCTACTGCTAATGTAATTTGAGACACTTGCCTAAGCATCATGTATCCCTCAAAACGTATCCAAACAGGTGTATTATATGGGTCTTGGTTAGAAGGTGCTAATTTCTCTAAGTAATATTTAAGAGGATTTGCTAAAGTCTTAGTGTACGTTCGTTCTCCTTGCTCTAATCTTGGAGTAATTGTAAAGTACATAGTATTGTCAGAATACTTAAACGGCTCTCCATTCACTGAACTCTCATTAACAAATGAGAAACGTACTCTAAATTGCTGTATATTATTAATTGGCATATCCTGCCAACCATAATGAAGGATTACATTTGGAGCAGTTATAGCTGCCTCTATACCTTCTAACTCTACTAACTGATTATCAGTATAACTAAATCCACTTTTAATCTGACATCCTAATTCAAGTGCTCTAGCTTTAGTACAGCACTTATTATCAATTACCGAGAGAGTCCCCCCCCCATAGTCTTAGCTTCTAATTCTGTTGCTATTTTACTCATGGTTCTTGTATCGTTCTGTAATATTAATTAAATCCTTGTTGTCATGCAGTAACTCTAAGAAAGCCTTGTCTACTGCTATATCAAATGCAGTATTAGTAATGATTGGTTCTTTATGCACTCTCTCAATCTCTTCTCTAATCATTTGTTCAGATAATTGAGTGTATAATCGTCTGGTATAATCATTATACCAAGGCTCTTTAAATGTTACTATAATTTCTTCTCCTGTCATAAATATATTGTCTTTAGTAATCCAGGTAGGCAATACTTCCAGCCTGGATATATGTACGCATTCCTATATAATGCTTCTTCTACTAATTCTACTTCTTGTGTTATCATTGATTAGCCTTTGCTCTTGCTAAATAGTCTCTAGTTTGCCATCTGCCATCATATTCCATATCCCATGGAGCTACCTTATTTAGTATTTGTAGTAGCTCCTCACCACTTATAGAGTCTCTATGTTTGAGTGTATGAAGTATTTCATCCTTAAGGTTTCTAATATAGAAGTCTCTCATATGTATGTTAGCATATAATTCCTTTATATAATCCCTCATATACTCTGCTAATTCATAGTCATTAGTCTTTAATAATTCTAGAGCTCTCTGGTCTACATTATCATAATCACCTGGTATCTGTTCTAGTTTCATTGAAGTTTCTCTAAGTTCTTTACTATCGTGAATAGCTCATCTGGTTCGAATGATGTGATATCATTAATAACATCAACCATATACTCTTTAACTTCATCTAGAGTCATTATTTTAAATTCATCCTTAGATAGACCTTTAGTTTTGATAAATTTACTAAATATGTCTATAATCTGGACTAAGTTGTGCTTATCTTGTAAATAGAACTCACCCTTCTCTGGATGAGATGCTAATTTAAATATATCTGCATTGTCTGTAATTACTTGTTCATATTCCTCATCACTAAGAAGATTCATTAACGCTACAGCTTTATCATATAGCAATTTAACTTCCTTCTCTTCATACTGCTTATTAATTCTATCAATATGTCTCATTATTAGCGAATGTTATTATAAATGCAAGATAGTTGCATTAAATATTCAATACCAGCTCCATTAGCTAGTCCGTCTTGCAATTTATTTAATAATTCTAATTTTACATCTGTTGTTTTATTGTCTAACTTCACCCAGTTAGTTGCCTTTGATTCATTACATCCTAAATCAGTATTTACTGGACATTCTGACAAACTAGTCTTTAATATTTTTACTTCATCTACTTCTTTACTTGTTAAGTCTTTAACTTCTTTAGCCATTGGTATAAATTTTAGTTATTGTTAATAATTCTGATTTAAGTTCGCAAATATATTATTATTTAATTTGACAATACAAAATTAGTTATATATTTCAATATTACCAAATGGTAATATAATTATTAATATATATTATATATTGCCAACTCAAATTCACAGTTAATATTAAGTATATTGCCAACTCGGAACTCTATGACGCGCTGTGGCAATCTGCGCCCCTTCGGGGCTTGCTTGCAATTAGTAAGATGAATAGAAATTAATATATATTGCCAACTCACAAGTACGGGTGCTCAAAATCACACCCCTCCCACTCCCGGGGTGGGTTGTCATATTATATATTGCCAACTCGGATGCTGGGTGAATATTGCAAGATTTGTGTATATTGCGGATACGACAGTCGTGTTACCCTTCACACCCCTCACCCATGTTTGGAGAAAATCAAAAGATTTATATCATTTGGTTTTGCTTTATAATATTCATTTTAAAATTATTAGCTTATGTACACTATTTTATCAAACGGTTTAGTTCGTGTTAATCTTACAGGTTGTTATATCACAATGTCAGAATATAAAGAACTAATTGCAGGCGTATAAAATTAAATCAAGAACGAGCAAATAAGCTCGTTCTATATTGTTTCACTAATAAATTATTAAACTATGAATTTAGCAGAATTACAAGAAGTTAATAAGAAGTTACCGAAAGCAAGCAAGAACGAAATTGCGGCGGCTTTAAACCGTTTGGGTGTAAATCCTGATTCTATCAAGGTAGGCGACAAATTGAAGTTTCCCGCTGAAATTAACGAATTTAACGGAACAATCACAAAGGGAGTTGTAAACGGTAATACATTCTTTCAAGTTGCCGTAGAGGTTAACGGAACGGCAAGAAACGTGTCTATCAATTCTTTGTTCCGGTCTTTCAACGACCGTGAAAACAACAAGCGTATTACACCGGTTGACATTCTTCCAGAGGCGGACAAAGACAAATGTATTTTCAATATGTTTGAAAATAAGACAATAGCGGAATGTCTTGCAGATTTACAAGGTACGGAAGTAACCGCAAAGGCGATAGAATCGTTTGAAAGCGTCGCAAGGGACGGCAGCCAAATGAACGTAAATGTCATTGCATATTGCAAGGAATAACAAAGTACTTCTTATTGAAAGACACATTTAGAAAGTCTATTTGTGTCTTTCTTTTTATCATGCTTATTCAGATATATTTGTTAGTATGTAGTTAGCTGAATAGTGAAATGAAAGCGAAGAAATCAAAATTAAGAACTGTATTTGGACGTAATCGGAACGATGCAATTCATGCAAATAATGGTATAATGTATAAACTGACAAATCCTCTGTTTGAGGAAGCAGTAGGCTATTATTTGCTTGAACAAATCTCCACTTGGAGTGGGACGAGATATAAAGTACTAAAGTACGTAGTTCAGACCGTTTGAATGTGTAAAATGAATATTATTAAGAGTATGTAGGTCTGTGATAGATATACATGCTCACCTTTTATTCGAGTTGACAATAATACTATATATTTATGGACTACATCGAAGACGATTTCACAGATGCTCTGATTGATGCAATTTGTGAGAAATCACCAAGAAACTGGTACACCTTGGTGGGAGAGAACTTTGACCCAGATGAAGAAACAATAGTCAAGGAAGCTGACAATAAGAAGGACATTGAAGATGCATTTAATGAAAGTAAAGACGACTTTGATTTATTATATGTAGTACTTAATGATGAATCTTATGCGGCATGTTCCAAAGGCTCTAAACTTATTTGGAAGTAAATAACGATTAAAACCTCATGGTGTATAGGTTAACCATGCGCACATTTATGGTATTCGAATACATTCATCCAAGCGGAATTAAACTACGTCCGGCTAGACCTTTAACTAACAGCATATTATACATTTACAATCCAATTGGCAACGAATGGATGCATTTGTGTAAAGAGGACATACATGGACATCTAGAGCTATTGACATGCTTTAGTAATGGTGCTACTATGTATCAGGTAATTGAAGGTCTTAAGAAAGTAGTAGAGTATTGGGGAGATGACTATCTCGTAGGTCGCAGAGACTTTTACAAAGAGATTATAGACATCTATTCCTCACACCAATAACATCACAGGGTTTAGCTCTTCTAAGTAGTTGCAAATGCTTGGAATCCTTTACGTGCAAAATGGACATAATGCGTGTAATGCCCAAATTAAAACGTTCCTGTTTCAAAACGTTAAAGCAGGAGTCCACTATGATTGTTTTAGTTTTAATTTAAGTTAATCTTTAAGTTTTAAACAGCGTCCTACATTGTAGGTTTCGGTAAGGCTCCTCTGCCGAGTAATGCGTACAAGAGCTACTAACAAACACTAAAAAACTATGAGACAGTCTGGTTCCTCTTAGGATAGGACGTCTTGCAACACCAGTTTCTTATAATAAGTCTAAGATGGAAATGCCGGTTACGGTTAATAGCACCATTGGCTCATCCTTATAAGTTTTAGGCGGTTGACAGACGGGAAAGACCGTTCTTGTGCTTTTCGCGTTTCGGGTATTGAAATATAAAATGCGACGTAATTGCTCCGTTCAATTCAAAGAGCGTTAGAGAAAAGGCTCATAGCTGGGTGAGAATCTATTCCCGGCATTTTTAAAAAACTCAATAACTTCGGAGTAGCGTAAGCTACGGAGTTGTGTAACAATCCCAAGACATTGAGGGCACCAGTTTCTTACAATAAGTTTAGGACTATCCTTATAAATGCTTAGCTACTACAAATTTGATTCCTAGAATCATAATGCCAGAGTAGAGAATCCTTATTATAAGTTTTAGGTGTAAAATGCAAATTAATAGAAACCTCACACTGAACAGGTAAAGTGTATATCATTATGCATACTAAATACGATGATTGTCGCAGAGTTGACAATAGATATACCACAGCAATAGGTATGAGCGTGTGGAGATTCTTTAATATTGGCAAATATAAGAATCAGAAAGTAAAAGACGTCTGTTACTCCAATCCATTCTATGTAGCATGGTGTCTGGAGAACTGGCAAGGATTCAGTCTTACTAGCTACGAACGTTCCAATTACATGAAAGGATTAGAACGTCAGTTAGAGAAAGACCCTGAAGACCAAGAACTCATCTTAAAGGTGAGTAAATGTAAAACCATTGTATGATTATTTTTACAGAAATGATATAGTCATCCACCATAATGGGTACGCCCGGAGACTAATGCAGAGCATCTCTTATACCAAACAGTATCTTCCTTTAATACTGGAGAGATGTCTTATCGTGAGATAAGGCAAAGGAGTGTGGCACAGGAAGGTGGATTCCTTTACTTGTAATAATATTTTTGTTCGTTTTATTACAGCATATCCTCCCGTCACGGGAGTGGCATCATAACTAAGCCTTTACGTGGCGATGCTATAAGTAAGTCAATAGACTGAAACTAATTAGTTCTTTATTAACGTTTCACTAAAACCTCGTGAGTGTATAGGTAACTCATTAGATTAATTATGAAGACATTAAAATCATCTCTCAAGTTCAGTGTAGTAGAAATCACACCGAAAGATGCAGAAGTACTATTGTCAAAGTATTTGCACAATCGGCCTATTTCTAGAGACAATATCAACAAGTATGCTATTCAAATGTCTGAAGGTAAATGGCATTTGAACGGTGAGGCAATCATTATAAATGATAAAGGTCTTACTGATAACGGCTATCATCGTCTAGCAGCGTGCATACAGGCAGGTGTTCCATTTCAAACTGTGCTCATAGAAGGTGTTAAACACGAAACTTGGACTACCATAGATACTGGTAAAACAAGAAGTGCAGGTGATGTGTTTGGAATCATGGGCATTACTAATCCTACCCAGAAAGCTTCCATTGTGGCTAAATATTACGCTTTGACCAAGGGCTTGAAAGGTTTGGCTGATGCTGGCGCTCTTCACAGACTTAGAGGGACTGGTCTGACTCGTCAAGATTTGTTGAACATGTACAGAAAGTATGAAACTACCTTTGATGAGGTTACAGGACTTGCACTCAAGTACAAGAAGTACACTAAAGGATTACTCCATGCATCTATGATTGGTGGTGTAACAGCTTATCTTGTTCTTGATAAGAAGCATAAATTAGATACTCTTGACGACTTCTGGAACAAAGTATCTACAAGCACACTTCCGTTGTATACGAGTGGTCGTAATCGTTTGCTGTCTGTGCGTGGTCAGGACAAACAAAAGGTTGTGACTGACCTGTGGAATAAATATATCTCTTCTAAAGAGAACATCCGCGTTAATATCACGTCTGCAATAATCTTTAAGTAACCAAAGGAGTGTGAGATTTCCATATTTTAAAACCTGGCAGTGAGTAGGTTAACTGCCAACTTATCTATGACTAATGAATTAGCAGAGGAATACAGAGAGCTTAAACGTAACTTAATACCCATATTGTTACAGACATGTGGTAAAGAGCGTTTATGTGATGCTGTAGACAAATGGTTATTAGTAAAATCCGGTATCAAAGTAATATCTAAATCATGGTATGAAGGTGGATTGCCTGGTAAAGAGTATGTGGTAATTAAGGATACTTCAGTACTTGCTAGCTATCCCTCTAAAGGTGCTAATTATGAACATCGTCTTGCGAGGTATAGAGCCTACACTAAGGCATTTAACCATGTAAGAGAAGAAGGAATACCTTTGGCTCCTATACAGGTTGATAAATTTACCAAAGTACTTGTCAATGGAGTAACACTATGCCTTATCGGAACTTTTGAAGGTAAATCAGAGAATGACTTTATCAAAGAGATATCTGGTAAGGTTTACGTAAAGGCAGGTACTGATTCGGTAGATGTTATTAATCTACAAACTAGAAGAACTAAAAGATATAAAGTTCAGTACACATGAAACTATACTTTAACTATACACAGAACTTCATCCTTGCAGATTGTGAGGGTGAGGTTATTGATATGAGAACTGGCCAGCCCTCTGATGCCAAACTACAATCTCGTCTTAATAGCTACAAAGATGAAACTACATCTAAGTGGATTCCTATTAAGGACTTAGGAGATTTGTATGATATGTCAGATAGTGATGTGACAGTTTCTGGCAGCTTAATCACGATGTCCATTGACGGACACAAGGTTACAGCTAGACATAAGGTGTCAGCAGGAGTTAATTATGTACAACTGACTGGACACTTCCCTCGCTACTTCTGGAAAGGATTTGCTAACTTATTAACTAAGTAACAATGTTATCGCAGATACAATTTAGGAAACAGAGAATACCATGTACTCTCAATCATCAATCTATTACTTCTCGTGAAGGTAAGTTGCTTCTTGGGTTTGGAACTAACCAGCCCATGATGCAACAAGCCGAAAGACAAATTGCCAAATATCAAGTTCCTTATGAGACATCTGATTTAAATGGCATGCTTTCAATCATTATTGATTATTCTATTATCAGCAGTGTAACAACAATCTAACCTTTAAACAATGGATATAAAGAACAGTCCTATAGTTAAACATGCAATTAACAATGACAAATCTCTTCTTCCCGGAATCATCGCTTACAGCTGCAAAGAAGCTATAGTAATCGCTAAGAGAGAATGCGGTGATTTTATAGACTTCGCCAAGGAGTGGATACAGTCCTCCAAACAGCTTTGCGAAGAAGAGAACATTCCATGGGAACAGATTAGGGCAGCAACTGGAGATTCTATTGATAATTATATGTCATAATCTCCTTTCCGTCTAAAAGAGAGTCTGATGAGTCGTTGAAAATTACGACGAAACTTCACTGTGATTGGCATGTCACGGTGGAGTCACTCTTAACCAATATTAGTAATTATGAAACTCACTAAGAATAAGAAAGACAATATAATAATTAGTTCTGCTATTGGAGCATTAGTAATTATTAATATCATGTTGCCTACAGCTGGCGATTTTACATATGTAGTCGGAGCTATAGGTATTGTTGCGGCCATAGGAGTCTGGTTCTTACCAGACTAATCAAATAATTAATAAATCAAACTCTTTAAATTTAGAAGGAAATGAAGAAATTACAAGAACGCCTGAAAGCTGGTATTGATTTCAATCCAAAGAAAGACCCATGCTATGATTCTATCGTAGAAGAAGCTGAAACTATTCTTGGGCATGTGCTCGATGCCGCTGAAGGCAAAGAAGTTCCTTACAAGAACTTCACTGTTGGTGGCGGTTATGACGAAAGGAAAGACCGTGAAATCGTCATTGTTCGTGGTGACGGTGAAGACTTGCTCGTTATGGAAGTTAAAGACGAATCTATTCGTGTTCAACCTCATGAACGTCATGCTGTCACTCTGAATGAGGATGACGAAGCTTCTGCCCGTGAAATCTTTGACATTCTTATGAAAATGAGAGACCAAAGACAAGGCTCTACATTTAAAGTCGAAGAAGGCAAAAAAGCTTTGTTTGAGTTTCTGAAGGATATATCTAAGGCTATCGGTGCTGATGTTGAAGGTGTTGAAACGCCAGAAGAGCTATTAAAAGCTCTCAAGGCTAGAGAAGAAGGCAATGAAGGAGCCATAGAAGATTTGATGCGTGAACAACGCATTCATCTTACTATGCACATGCTTGACTGTTCCCGTGAGAAGGCAGAGAAGATTGTAAAGAACTTTGAAGAAGCTGTGAAGCGTTAATAATGCCAAGAGAGGATTAGTTCAATGGTAGAAGGCTAGTTGCGAACTGGCGGAGGGAGTTCGAATCTCCCATCCTCTCCCAATCATTTTAAAGTTTTGTATAGTTTAGGCTTGCCCCAGTCATGTTGTGAAACACACTTGGGCTTTTAATTAATAAGTGTATGAATCAGAATGCAGTTAATTCTTTAAGGAATGCCAAGAGGCATATTCTTATTAGCGATGTTGATAAGTTCAATAGCCATTTATTGTATTACATATTAAATGTTATATATGGAACACATGACCATATTAAATTAAATACGATACGTGAAAGACTTGAACGTGAGCTTAAATGGTCATTGGACGAGCATATTCCTGATAAGGATGTAATTAGAGAATGGCTTGACAATGATTACCCTCTTATATGCATAACAGAGTTATCGTTTGACAGTTGTATTAAACTTGCCAACGATTTCCCAGATTATGAAATTGTAGTTTATAGTTGGATGAAACATGAAGGGAACTTACCATTTTAAATGGAATAAAAATAACTCCTAGGCTATTAAGTCTGTAATGGGTACGCTACTCAATGTAGCACAGGAAGATACTGATAGCTTTTTTGTTCAGGTTTGAGAGACCTCCTGGCATGAGAGGATAATCATGCCGTTCTATGGGCCTAGATTTGGTTTTGACAGGCGATTACAAGTTAGTAAGACGTGTAGAGTTCGTACCAACTCTTTAATAATGATACAGCAATTTAAGTGGAAACACTGAAGTAAGAATGGCAGCCTAAGCTGCTGGCTTATCTATTAATTTAGCTCTAAGTCGGGTTAATTGGAGAGACCTAGAAACAGAAGAGGTGTGGGAAGAAGCGTATAGAGCAGCCCACTTAACTTGAAAGCCAAAGGTTAGTAAAGCTGAAATCTCCACTACCTATCTATGGGTTACAAATAGAAACGTTCTCCAACGTAAATGGAGTGGTGGAGCGACCGTTCGGTCAAGCCTAGTTTGGTAGTTTGTGAACAACTAAGTCGTAGCCTTACGAGGAGACGTAATTGGTGAATTAACACTCAGCTTCTTAGTAAAACTACCTACATGCTGAACTCAACAGCTGATGTAATAAAATAGAGACACACGTAATCTTATTAATGAGGGTTGTTTGGACGGCGGTTCGACTCCGCCTAGGTCCACTATTATTAACGTTTAAATATCAATTTTATGGGATTATTTATTATTGCAGTGATTGTTTTACTTATTTGTGTATGTCTTTCGCGAGTAGGGTCTAAAGACCTAAGAGAAGTTGCAGTGGCAGTTGAGATTGTATTCTCAATAGCAACAGTTGGGGCAGCGATTTCATTACCATTCGCTATTACAAGGAATATTCAAATTATTGGCAAGCACGCAGTGCTCAAAGAAACATTGGAGGCTACTGATAGGAAGAATTACTATCTTATATCTAGTGATGTCTTAAGGCTTAATTATACCATCATGAATCATAGGAACTTTGTAGACAACTTCTGGATTGGGATATGGTATGATAAGGACGTAGCTAAATTGGAACTATTAAAATGAAAGCAAGGTTATTAAAGAAACTTCGCAAGGAGTCAAAGAAGCTGAAATTAATAAGAGGTGAGGATTATCAATACATAGTTACTGATAGTCCTCATGACATATTAAGACCAAAGCTTGATACTTACTACAGTGGCACATACTACTGTGGTCAAGAATTATTATTTGACGAAGATGTAATTGCATGGTTACATCAATGCAGACGTAATTGGATTCTGTCCGAGGTTAAACGAATGCGTGTACATCTGCGTAAATCTCGAATTAGAATATATAAAGAGTAATTGTTTCACTAAAAGTTATTGAAATTATGGGAAAGAGGTCAATATCCGATGATGACATCGTTCGGATTTTTAACACGGTAAAGGCAATGAATCCTGGGCCTTTTAAGATTACAGATGTAGTCAGGGATTTAAAGAAGAATGGCTTCCCCAAGGCCAGAGAACTTCATGGACTGTTTTGCGTAAGCAGGGAGTGATTGAACCTGACGGTGCTATCTATACTAAAGGATTTATGTGGAAAGAACATGGCCCTTTGTATAAGACTAGAGTCATTGAATTGATAACTATCAGCAGGAAAGAAATGGCTAAGATACAGAGAGATGCATATGCTAAGAGAATGGCTATTAAAGCTGGCACTTACGTAGCACCTCCTAAACCTAAGCCACAAGCTGAAATGGAAGCTGTTACAGAAGCGGAAGAAGACAAACATCTGATTCCTATTACACAGGCTGAAATGGAAGCAATCAAATTCCTGAAATCGAGAGGTTATAGAATCACTAAATTAATAACAGTTGAACAGATAGTATGAAGTTTACAGTACAAGGGAACACGCCATTCAGTGCACACATTTGCCAATATCTATATGATTTGGAAAGCAACTTTGCTAAGGAGAAACTATCATTACCACTTAGTCAGATTATAGCTCATATCTTATATGGGACTAAGAGAATCAGACTTGGTAATGAAGCTATTCCGTCCGAAGCAATCACTATTTTGGAAGAATGTATTGAAGCCAATCAGCCAATACCAGTCAATTGTATCTTCGGCAGTTCTGAATCGGAGAAAGACTATGTTGACATTGCTGAATTTCAATCTCTTCAAACGTTGAAGGATATAAGCAGGAGAGTTGCTAAATTCTACTATCCAGGCTTGAACATAAGACTAGATGTAGTAGGCGATTCAAAATATGTTAGTAAGGTGATGAGACTAGCAACAGTCCTGGGTGGTTTTACCATAGGCACACACCAATCAGCTATTAACGTATCATTCGCTCACTACCGGCCAGCACACTATTATTATAAGTCTATTCCGTCTCGAAACATTCTACGAGGTGGATATGTTCCAGCTTGGGACGGTAGAGGTTATTTATACTTAGAATCCCCACATGATATTGTGAGTATGATAACTACAGCTGACAATCCTGATATTCTTTCGACGACTGTGGTGTTAGAAGCAAACGAAGAGACGGTAGACCTTCGTGTGGACTATCTAATACCGTAAATCCACTATTGACGAATAGTGGTAGCAAAACTTGGTCTGAAGAACCAGTAGACATATTCCGGAGTATGTCTATGACTTAAAGGCTATATCAAAGAGTTGAAACCTGTATCTATTCGAACAGTAGGAGTTCACCTGATTAAGCATCAGAAAACAGTAGTGCAAATCTACTATAGATATTGTGTAAGAGAGAATCTACACGGTCTGCATTATATAATCAGCATGCAGATAGGTCACCAAGCAAACCTCTTTCCTGCCTGGTCAAGTGTGCATTACGGTCTGTAAGTGGCGAGCGGGTTAACGTATGTCCGATTGCCGTAATGCCGCTTGTTTATTGTTTAGAATAAAGAAAGACTCTCATAACAATAAATTTAAACAAAGAGATGGAAATGAAAGGAGCACAAAGGCCAAGGAGGCCTTACCCTAATGCCGCACGTCAAAGGCGGGATGAGAATAAACCTAAGTTTGTGGATAATAATCAGTTATTCATAGACCAGTTTGTTAATCTTAAGAAATGTCTTCAGCCACGTACCTACGTGCAAGTGGCTAAAGATATGTATCCTTTATGGAAAGCTAATCCATTACTATGTACTAAGTTTACTGCATATACGAGAATGATAACTCGTAAATGTAGAATAATTACCCCGGAAGGAGTTATACAACTTGATACACAGCAAGGAGAAGGTTTGAAGAATGAAGGTATAATGAGAATGTTGTGGTTGGCAATCTATCACAAACCCACATTCCATGCCAACATTGCTTATTTTGCAGCAGCTGGATGCTGGAAAGATTTCATTACTATGATGGCTTTAGATGTTCAACTCCATGGCTTTAAGCACAGATTGGATTGGGACTTCTTCAAGAAAGTCATATTCGCAGGTCTTGCCAACGGTCAGACATGTGATTTAGTAAAGAAGTATCTTCCTCGTGTTCGTTCCAGTGTTGCATGTAAGACAGATGAGGCAAAAGCACGTAACACAGTAGCCAAATTCTTGGCGGAAGGCCTTTATGGTAAACCTAAGGATGAAGGAGACTATTCAACCTATCGTAAATATAGGAAGATGAAGAATAGCGGGAAAGCAGCCCAATGGCAGCAGTTAATCAGTCAAAAGAAATTCTTGGAAATCGATTTTGACACTGTTACTGGAAAGGCGCTGGCACAGCTAGTAGGCTCTAAATTCCTCAAACATCAAGGTCTTAAAGAGAAGTATCAGAACTGGTTGAAGAACCGTAAGAAGCCCTCTAATAGCGGATTTCTACATACTCTATTCAAACCATACGGATTGGATAAAATTGCCGAAGAGATTCCAGAATTTATGGAAACTTCTATTAATGCAAGTTTCAATGTATTTGTTGATAATGCTAAACGCAATAGAGTAGCTCCGTTGTTGGTAGTAAGAGATATAAGTCATTCTGCTAATGGTGAGATAGAGAATAGCGAAACATCTGCTTACAGTTTGGGTAAAGCATATGCTTTATATCATTCTGAATTACTTCCTACAATATTCAAGAACTCCTATGCCGTGTTAGAGGATAACATGGTTCTACGTAAGTTCAAAGGTCAGAATGTCATTGAGAAATGGAAATCTGACAAAGAAGAAGCATTATGCCAGAATCCTTCTATTATTAATATAGCAGAAATGCTGTGTAAAATGAAAGAAGATTATGGTGTGGATGAAGGAGAGTTCCCTAGAGGCTGTGTGGTAATTACTAACCATACATATTTTACCAAGTTGAACAACCAAGCATTCGTGGAATTTAAGCAAAGACTGCTTAAAGCAAATTTCAGTAAGGAATTTGTAAGAGCATTCAAAGTTATCATTTGGAGAGTTCCTTTAGCATATAAGGGAAGACCTAATGTGGCTTTGGTTCCAGGAGTGTCAAATTGCTTCTTAGTAAATGGACTTAATAATTCAACATCCTCATTTATTACTGGAGAGAAGAGGTTCCAGGTGCCTAAAACCACTAGAGACATCTTTAAGCATGCTATGAATCAAGAGTTGCTTAATATGATGATTCTAGAGAAGGATGTTGTCAAGAAGAATGCAAGCGTGCAGAAGAAGCCTGTGAAGGTCTAAGTATTTCGCGCACCGTTTATTTAATAGTTGAATTAATGTTCTGATTGGATAGAAGATAGATTTCATTATGCATGGAGAAGAGCGCATATTTAGTATAGTAATCTTTGTGCATATCTAGTAACACTAGGTGGGAATTTATTGGATGATTCCATAGGGACTGGATAGAGATATAGTTCAGTGGTAGAACAGCTAAAGTCAATCTTTAGAAGAACATCAGTTCGAATCTGGTTATCTCTACACCATTTTATTAATATGATTCTTTCAACATATGCAGTGTCATTTCTATCTCGACTCATAGTCATTATTACGAGTTAAAGTATCTGCAATTGTTGAATAACTACTAAGCTCATCAGTTCGAGAGAATATGTGAGCTTAGTTTAATACCGAGCAAACTTCTATCGTATTTAATACATATTAACTTTTACATGTGGGGAAGATTCATTACCTTTGCACTCACAATTCACAGTTAATATGGATTGTGTGATTCGGGCACGTAACCGGTAATTGGTAGCCGCGTAGACTGTAAATCTACTCCTTAATTGGACTGGAGGTTCGAGTCCTCCCGGGCCCACTCACACTGCGATAATTAAATACAATATCTGTTGAGGTCAAACTCGACAAACCCTTCTATGGTTCGAGAGAATAGTAGAAGTAAACTGCGGGATTCGTATAATGGTTATTATAACAGCCTTCCAAGCTGAAGATGACAGTTCAATTCTGTTATCCCGCTCATTATTAATAATAGATGAGATTATGAAAGAGACATCATTTAAGGCAGGTGTTATTGGTGGATTATGTGGAGTATTTACCTTCTTGGCATTATTTGCAACCACAAGTAAAGCATCAATTAATGAGTCTGCTGCTACTAATGGAGATTATAAAATCAACAGAGTGCAGTATGAATTTATTAACGAACTAACCATTTATAAGGTATCAGGTCCTGGTATTCCAGGTATTAAGTATGTGCTTAGAGATTCCGAGAAAGGTGGTTTATGTGTATTAAATCCATGAGTGAACACTGTCTTATTAAGAAGAATACTCCAGAACTTCGTAAGAAACTAGAGGATGCTGGGTTAAGTGTGTGTATATGTACTACATTTGAGGATGCTGATTGGCTTAGTTGCTGGGGTTCTCATATGTCATATGATGTACATGGTGTGTATCCGGATGACGTGGACGATTTGTCTAAAGAAGCCTATCTGGAGATGTATCTCAAGGAAACGAATCCGATTATATGTGAATCGGATGATGAGTTTATTAACATGTGTAAACAAATTAAAGGGAAATGATTATGCGGTAGATTACTTACAAGCCACCATAAGATAGTTGATTATTAATTAAGGCAATTTATTTATTAACTTATTAACAATTAACTATCATGGCAACAATTAAACAATTTAAACAAGAAATCGCGAATTTAGTAAAAGCACAGAAAGCAGCTAAGAATATTAATGACTGCTCATCAGTTTATTACAACAGAGGAAGATTACATGCAATGTATGTAGCTTATTACATATTAAAGCATAAACTAATCGGAGAAGCTATGAATGAGTATCTAGCTAAAGTTATCAAAGAATGGAAATCACTTGAAACTCAAGGTTGGTGTGGTTATTCTAAGATGTATAGTGGAGAGAAGTATTTCCGAGAAAGAGTTGATTCACTGATTGATACATATTCTGATGAAGAGATTGTATGTGCTGATAGACCAGAAGCTTGATGCAGTTTATGGTTGTGTACAAGGAGGTCATGCAGTAGCGCAGTGGTTATTAGAACATCCTAAGCAGGATTGGAATAATAGCTATTTAATCTACTTATATGCAGACTTAGACAAATGGAAAGTAAGACTGGACTTAGTTAATAAGGACTATTCTTCATTCTATGAACCAGACCTTGGTAATCAATTAACAGCAATCGCATTACAAGATGACGGTCGCATGTTCAAGAAACTTAAATTAGTAAGAGAATGATATACAAACGAGATTATTATGTTAGTGTAGGAGATGACCATGTAGTTATCACTAAGAACCCTAATCCTCATTTAACCACATTAGAGGATTTAAAAGACCTCAACAAGAGGTATCTTTACAGAGAAGGGCAGAAGATTCTAACTCCTTTTGGCATCGAAACCATTAAGGAGATTATTAGAACTCATAGCAAGCAACGTGGCTACGAATGGTTAATCCTTGTAGAAGAGAATGGAAACCAATATACTCCATTTGAACTAAATGGCATAGTAGTCAAGGAACTTACACTTGAACAGTGGAATCAAATTATCGAATAGTTGATGAGTTGTGGGTAATCTCGTAAAACCCTCATTCGCCCCATTACTTCAGTGGTAGAAGAGCAAATTCTAAACTTGTATGGCGTTGGTTCGAGTCCAACATGGGGCACTTGCGGAGGAATGAAACGGATATATAAATCATACTAGTCTCATAAGCTAGTTATATTGGGTTCGACTCCCATCTCCGCAACTACAATCATTGTACATTTGCATTTTCAAAATGTTAAGAAGACAAACAGCAATTTCCTGTATGTTGGCATAAGTAAATGAATCTATCGTCTTCTGATGATGGGTGTGTAGCTCAGTCGGTTAGAGCACATCTCTGATAAGGATGAGGTCCCTGGTTCAATTCCAGGCACACCCACAATACAACAATTTTCAATAGCTTTGAATAAGAAGTCTTACAGCACGAAAGAAAGTGTTTCATATTTTATGATTTTAATTAAACTAAGAGACTTCTGTAGTCCGGGATGTAGTTCAGTAGATAGAATGCGTGGTTTGGGACCACGAGGTCGCTGGTTTGAATCCAGTCATCCCGACCCCCTGTAGCATCCAAGAGAGGATGCTGATAATCCCATAATAATAAATGTGGACAACTACTCAGTTCGTGAGAATAGAGTAGTTTTAATAAGAACCATAATTAACACAATAATATATAGTTTCACTAAACAATCATCAAATCAACTCAACAATCAACCCAACAACTTTTAATTTATGATTTGATTAACCTGTTTCATAGTTAAGCCCATAAGTCGTATTGATACGTGGGCTTGCCCGAGAGGTTTAGGGGCTGGTCCGCAAAACCAGTTAGGACGGTTCGATTCCGTCAGCCCACTCTCGATTTAGTGAAACATAAGAAGGCGTACAGCACTAATCATTGTACAGTTTACATGTTTTTGATAACGCGCCTTCTGTGGATGATTCCGGAGCATGTATGGATATGCTATAGACTTTTAATCTATAGAACAGGGTTCAAGTCCCTGCGGAATCACATATGTACTAAGATTGTACATGATGTCAAAGAACGAGTTTAACCACTCAGTCTGTGAAGATAGAGTGGTTTATTTAGATTATTAATTTAAAATCAGATACATTTATGAGTAAGATTATTGGAGTATTGTTAGTAATTGGTTCTGTTATAGGAACAGTTGCTTGTATAGCTCAACATCAATTTAATCCATTCACTGGAGTATTATTGTTGCTAGTATTTTGCTTTGGTTGCTGTTTAGCGATGAGCTAGATTATTTATTTATTGACTAAAACTGATGTATTATGAGACTATTTAAGTTAATTAAGAAAGCAGTTCGTTGGTATTTCAAAGTGTCAGCTGATAGCTACACGTGGTATCCAACAGGAGTAGTTCCTTACCATAGGGATTAACTCCGATGCAATCGGGATAGGTCAATTAAACATTTGGGAAGGAAGCTTAAGTGGTATACAGCTGCGGCCTGTTAAGCCGAAGATAGCGAGTTCGAGTCTCGCCCTTCCCGCATTATTAACATTAAATTATAAGATTATGCATAGTTTTGGTGCTTACATTGTGGGAGCTATAGTGCTAGTAGTACTGTATTATATCTTTAAAGATTCCACAATCTAGAATTGATGCGTCCTTAGCTCAATCGGTAGAGCCCCTGTCTCCAAAACTGGGTGTGTTGCATGTTCGAGTCGTGCAGGGCGTGCTTATTAATTGGAAGTATGGCAGAGTTGGTCGATTGCACTGGTCTTGAAAACCAGAGGTCCTTCGGGGTCCGGGGGTTCGAATCCCTCTGCTTCCTCAACTAATTTGAATGTACTATGAAGTTTAAAGTGAAATTAAGGAGAGTGTCTACGTTAAGTAGAAACCAAATTTGTAGAGTGTACGAATCTGGAATGCGAGAAATGGTAAAACGTCCCACATTAGTTAGAGTCCTTCTTAAGGATTACAAAACTAAAGAAGATGTTAATGCTTTACTTGAGCAATTAAGCGAAGCAAGTAGAGCCGCTGAACAGGATTTATATGCAGAGTACCCAAAGTTGCCCAGAAAGGCTAAGAAGGAACTCAAGAAAAGGTTGAATGCAGTCAATAATGCCTATTGTGTTGGTATTACTTTATTGCTGGCTGAATCAGATGGCTTATAAATTCATACCTACTCGATATGTAGACAATAACTCCAAGTTGTTGGCAAGAATTTACTTAAATAGGCAAAATTCTCGCCGAGTGGTATTACGAGGATACTATGATTTTGATAAAGAGAAGTTTTACATTTCATCTATATCAAAGAAGGCTAATACAAGGTCTGTGATGAAGTTCTTACTAAAGACTATAGAATGTAGTAGATTTCATTGGGAGTATTCAGGGAACTATGATGATAAGCTCTATCAAGAGTGGTTAAAGGAACATGCAGTATTTAATAGATTGTAAAATTATCGTATGAAAGGAATTAATTTAACAGGATTGGACATGAAGAAGTTTGTTGGAACCGGCTACAACCCGTCTCAAGACATTATTAACACTAATGGTAGAGACGATGGAAGAACTAAGAACGGAGAAACTGAAGGATTCACTAATCCAAAGAAACAAAAGGTGGAGGAACCTAAAGAAAGACCAGAAGTATATTACTAGGATTAAACTCCACGCTGCCTACTGGTATAATCCAGATAAAACGGCAAGAGGTAGACATTGGACAGAATTATATAATTCTAAATATACGTTTGCCTATAAAACAACCAGTACTCCTTGTAGTTGTCCTATATGTAAAGGAGAACGCTATAATAGGAGACAGTTTAAGAAAGAGACAAGAGAATTACTTAATCTAGAATAACTGAATGGGTAATATAAGAAGGCATCAGCACTTTTACTGTGTCATGTAGTTCAATTTGCCTTCTGATGATGCTCCAATAGCTCAGTGAATAGAGCAACGCCCTTCTAAGGCGTGGGTCGTAGGTTTGAATCCTACTTGGAGTACTAATAGTGGTTAACATGATTGGGTTCGTAGAGTATTTAATTAGTAAAGGGTATAAACCTTATCGCAAGGTAATGTCTAAGAAGGGTTCTACATATGTAGAGGATTCTAATATAGGATTTTATTCTTCTATGTCAGAGCATATTGACCTTCGTCTTATTAAAGGTAAGAAGGAAGTAGTGTATGGATTACATGAGAGAGGACATTCTCCTACTCTTATATATCCTAGACCTAAATGGGTTAAATCTGATGCAGATATGGATAGACTATTTCTGAATTATTCATTTGAAGAAATTGCTGAAATGATAGGTTTAAAATAGTGCACAATGAGGAGGGTATGCATGTAGAGTTCTATAACATGCTATGGGTTGGAGTCGGAGACTGACAAGAACAGTTGGGGCATGACTAAGTAATTGTGCATTTTATAGGTTATCAGACCGGTAGGTAACCTTCCGTAATCAGTCGGACGTTGGGAGCTGATAGCCCTACGATAGTGTGGCTAAATATGGGCTGTGTAGTGTAAATGGCTAACACATCACTCTTGCACAGTGAAGTTGGAGTTCGAGTCTCACACGGTCCACAGATTGTTGAACTTAAATTGAAAGGTAATGAATCGAGAAGAATTAGAAGATTTGAAAATAACCAAGATTAGTGAAGAGGAATATGAACGCCTTAAAGATTCAGACGAAGGAGAAGCTATGGAAGTGTCAATTGACTCATTAAAAGCTGAACAAGAGAAGCTAAAAGAGTCAGCATCATTACTTGATGAAGCAAAGAAGGCATTTTCAGCTTATTGGTTCTTACTGTCCCTCTTTATAGGACAGAATCTATGTTTGGGTGTTGTATTGTGTCAAATCTATTCAGCATGGTCTAAAGGAGAACCCCTCGGATTTATGGTACTATGTGCCATATCAATAATAGTGGCTGCTTCATATTCATGGAATGCAATAAGACCATATCGAGAACGATATAAGAACTATAAACAAGTTCGCACTGCTTATAGTCGTCTGGTTGAAGCTAATAGAGCTGTGTTGGAATTACTGGAATATGTAGAATCTAAGCCCAAAGAAGAAAGAGCTGAAGAAGCCGAAGAGTTAGCAGAGCCAGTAGTTATGGCTGTAGCTGAACTATTCTTTGCTAGAATGGCATATACTAGGGCACTAAAAGAAGGATTAGAGTTGCAATAACTCAATATGGTGGCATTAGCTCAATTGGCAGAGCATTAGGTTGTGGTTCTAAGGGTTACGAGTTCAAGTCTCGTATGTCACCCAATTCTGCTGTTTAAGTATAAACGTATCATAAATCTTCCTGTTTGGTTTGACTTATTCAGCAGAGTTATATTTTATCTTGAAACGGAATGCCGAGGATGTGGTTAGGTGAAAATCCTAAAGTGGAATGTAGGGTACGTTGCGTGACGAAGTAATGGGAGTAGGTGCGATGGTAGCTTAATTAATGTTGAGGCCTCGTTAATATATGTATAGCTATACAGCACCGAAGGATTTAGACTGTCCAAAGCAACTGGCGTAATAAAGCATAAAATCCAGTGAAGACGTATGTGTAGGCAGTATGGGGCGGTAGCGCAGGTGGTCAGTTCGCGCTGGACTGAAAATCCAGAGATAATGGTTCGACTCCATTTCGCCCCACTTTAATAGATTAAATAATTATTAGTAAGATGGACAATAACTTGTATTATATCTTAGGAGGCATCGCCTATGGTATATTTATCCTACAATTCATAATATCATGGGTTGCTGGGGAGTTCGATGTCGACGTAGACTTTGATGGTGATGCTGATTTTGATGTCAGTGATGTTGTATCCTTTAAAGGATTTATCCATTTCTTCATGGGATTCGGAGGATGGACATCTATTAAGCAATTATTAGGTTATGAAGTAACCTGGATTGATTGGTTAATAGGATTCTTTATAGGTCTTGTATTTGTATTTATGCTGTATCATTTATATAAGTTCTGTATGAAATTGCAGAACCTTCCTAAAGACGAACCGAAGACTAACTTAGTTGGCAGAACTGCTACTATCTATGTACATTTAGGTGAAGGGCGCCATTTGGCATCCGTGAACATAAGTGGAGCATTGAGAGAAGTAGAAGTTGTATCTCTTAATAAGAAGATATATCCTGTCAATGAGCCAGTAACGATTCGTAAATATGAAGACAATAAATTATACATAGATTAATACTAATTTTCAAGATGGAAATGACATCATTAATTATCGTTGGTGTAGTTGTACTAGTTGCAATCATCACTATCATTGGGATTCTATCCCGCTACCGTAAATGTAAATCTGACGAATTGTTGGTAGTTTATGGTAAAACAGGCTCTCACAAAGAGAAAGTTAGCGAACGCGACGCTAAAGGTAATCTGGTTGACAGAGAAGTTGAAATTAAAACTGCCAAAGTTTATCATGGTGGTGCAGCTTTTGTATGGCCGATTATACAGGGTTATGAAGTAATGTCAATGCAGCCGATTCAATTGAATCTTGTATTGAAGAATGCTTTGTCAGCTCAAAATATTCGTGTAACTATCCCTACCACTGTAACTGTTGCTATTAGCCAAGAACCGCTGATTATGCAGAATGCTGCTAATCGCTTACTAGGTGCTGATGATGACGTTAAAGAAAGTTTGATTTCAGATATTGTTTATGGTCAGATGAGGCTTGTTATTGCTTCGATGACTATTGAAGAGCTTAACTCTGACAGAGACAAGTTCCTAGCTCAAGCTAGAGACAATATCAATACAGAATTGAACAAACTTGGTCTTTATCTGATGAATATCAATATCAGTGACATTCAAGATGCTGCTCAATATATTGATAATCTTGGTAAGAAAGAAGAGACTAAAGCAAGAGCGCAATCACAAGCTGATATCGCAGAAGAAGAGAAGAAAGGAGCAATCCAGATAGCTCAAACTACGAGAGAGAAGGAGATTGCAATTGCAGCAGCTACTAAGGAGCAAGAAACTATAGTGGCTGAAACTAACAGGGAGAAAGAAGTTGCTATTGCTAAGACCACTAAAGAGAAAGAAACTCAATTGGCCGAGCAGCATAAGGAGCAGCAAATTGCTGTTGCAGAGCAAAGAAAGGAACGTGAAATTGGTGTGGCTACAGCCCAAACTGAAGAAGCATCCAAAGTTGCCGAGCAAGAAGCATTAAGAGCTGCTAAGATTGCAGAGCAGCAAGCTTATGCAACTGCTAAAGAAGCAGAATTTACTGCCAAAGCTGAAGCCGCTAAGGCAGAAGCAGAAGCAGAGAAGGAAGTTCGTATGGCAGTAGCAGCACAAAACCAAGAAGCTGAAACTGTTAAAGCACAACAGGAAAAGGAAGCTAAAACTGCACAGTATGAATCAGAAGCCCGTCAAAAGGCAGCTGAAGCAGAGAAAGCAGCAGGAGTAGCTGAACAGAAAGCTACTATTGAAGTTTCCAAAGCTAAGGGAGAAGCAGAGAAAGCTAAAGCTGAAGCAGAAAGAGTAGCTGGTACTTCTAAAGTTGAAGCTCAAATGGCAGTTGCTAAAACAGAGCAAGAACGTCAGGTGGAAGTTAACGAAGCTAAAGCTAAAGCTGAAGAAGCTAAGCTTAAAGCTGAAGTAATTATACCTGCCGAGAAAGCCAAAGAGAAAGCTAAAATTGAAGCAGAAGCTGTTAAGAGTGTAGCCATTCTTGAAGCAGAAGCGGAAGCAGCTAAAATCTTGAAAGCAGCAGAAGCTAAAGCAAATGCTACTAAGATGCAACTGGAAGCAGAAGCTGAAGGTACCAAGAAGAAACTTCTTGCTGAAGCTGAAGGTAAGAAAGCGTCTTTAATGGCAGAAGCTGAACAGAAACAGGCAATGGAAATGGCTCCGGCTCTTGCAGTTGAACATATGATTAAATCAGGTATGCATCCTGAAGCAATCGTTCAATATGCAATGACCGACAGGTGGAAGGAAGTTGCTGAAGCCAACGCTAAGGTGTTTGAACATATCCAGCTTGGTAATGTTACTGTGTATGGTGATTCCAATACTGCTGGGCAGTTCATGGCTAATATGGCTAAGAATCTTGCTCCAAGCTTGGAAATTGCTCGCAATTTGCCCATTGCAGATTCGCTTAAGCAAATAATCACTGGCAAGAAGCCAGAAGAATCACCGGCTAATGGTGATAAATTTCCTCCTGTAAAGTAATCCTTTTACAGTGAATTTCTAAGAAGACTTACAGCACTAAGGTAATCATAAGCGATTGATATAGCATAAATAAGTCTTCTGTGGATTGGAGAGTTGGGTGAGTGGTCTATACCAGAGTCCTGCTAAGACTCCGAACCTCAAAAGGGTTCCGCTGGTTCGAATCCAGCACTCTCCGCGCTGGCTAATAAGAGTTTGTGAAAATCATTATTAACCTAATTATTAGAATTATGGTGAAGGTATTAAATTCAAGAGAATTGAGGAGTATAGATTTAAAATCTATTCCTGATGCAGTTATCTTAGCTTTTAATACTTTAATAGTTAAGAACTGGAGTGGTAAAGCTTCTGAATTTAAGCAATCAGATGTAATAGCCTATGTAGCATCTGAAGGTTTAACCGAAGAAGAGGTAATTAAGAACCATTGGTTAGATGTAGAACCTCTATATCGAGAGAATGGTTTTGATGTGAAGTATGTAAGATGTCCAGAAGGCAATAAGTTTGTATTCTGGAAAGCTTAATAAGGTATACTGGATTCGACTAGTGGTTTAGGTCGACGCACTTTCGATGCGTAAACAGGGGTTCGAATCCCCTATCCAGTGCATTAGTAATGAATTAATAATTACAGCTTATGAAAGAATGTAACAAAGTATTCTTTGGCGAGAAGGGACTAACCCAAACTTCTGCCAATCACCTGGCTAATATAGCTAAGGAAACAGTAGAATCTAATAGACAAGCTTTAGATTCTGTAGGGTTTGTGAATGTCAATATTAGCTTGCTAAGTGGAGGTAACTCTAGGACTGTGAAGACAGGTAGAAATGAGGCATATCTTGATAATGTGCCCACATTACTTCAAGAAGTTGCTAATATGAATGCCTTCTGTGCATGGATTCGTGAAGCTATTAAGGCTAGAGAAGAAGAACTTGAAATTATTAACAGGTACACATGGGATTTATATGCTACAGACGTAGCTGGATTCAAGTTGGACACCCCGATTAAGGGTCATATCCTTACCGAAGAGGAAGCAATTGCTTCATTGAGCATTGCAGAACGTATGGAATATTACAGACTAGAAGCAGAAGCATCTGCTATTGGTAAGTATATTCATCCAATGCGTCCGTTTGCAAACGCCCGTAGAGCTTTAATGGATGCCTATACTAATCCTACTAAGGTTGAAGGTTCTGGCACTGACACAATCGTGTACTCGTATGACCCGTCTGTTAGTAGCGATAAGGTAGAGAATACATTCTTTGCATTACAGCAGAAACACAGAGACATATCAGCTAGACTTAATAAGATTAAGTTCAAGATTGATAAAATGGTAAAGGATTCTGAATATGAAGTCAATCAGGCTTATAAACAAGCTGTTGATAGATTCAATTTGGATGCCAAAACCCTGTCTCAACAATGTGAAACTTGGAAAGTTGAAGAACGTAAGAAACTATTGGAACTTAAGATAGTAATTCCTAATGAATTACAAGCAACTTATGAGTTACTAACTAAGATTTCCAATCCAGATAAATAGGTGCTATGGTCTTGAATCTCATTGGATTCTAACATAGCTTTGCGTGAGTAGTATGAATTGCATCAAAGACTCTAGTCGATGCATTGTCGACAAATTAATCGTGTTCTGTATTCCATACAGGGACGATTTCCAGCATAATTAAGTATTATTAATTCAAACCCTGTCAGTCTATTGCGAAGTTACAAAAATTCCTTTGACTTTGCCCTAGATAGCAATAGGCTGGTCTTTGACTTTAATCTTAATTTTGTCATAGTTGCAATTAACTACTCACGACTATTTAACACGCAGCTATCTACTAACTGGTTAGGTAATATGCCTCTCAAGCATAAAATACGGGTTCGAGTCCCGTTAGCTGTACCTCGTACATAATCCTTCCAATCAGGTAACTGGTTAGGCAATAATAATCATGTACACTCTAAGGCGACGTAAGGGATAGGAGCTTAGACGGTAGCTAGCACTGTAGTACGCAATGGTGGGATAGAAACGGCTAGCACCCACTTTTATGAATTGCCATGTCCCATTTGGCACATCTGGATAGTAATTGTGGGTTGGACACACGATTACAGTAAGAGAATGACTCAGCTAGCGGGAAGGGACAATATCTGAATAACTGATTGCAAGTCCAAGCATAGGTTTCGAGGGTAGGTTAAGCAAGCTTCATGGTGCATTCGTTCAGTGGCCTAGGACGCCACCCTGTCACGGTGGATATCACGAGTTCGAATCTCGTATGCACCGCTTTCTTTGATTTACAAAGGAGATGTCAGCACACTTGGTAACATCGTCTCCTGTTTATGCCACCTTAACTCAATTGGTAGAGTACCGCACTTGTAATGCGGCTGTTTAGGGTTCGAGTCCCTAAGGTGGCTCGATTGTAATCCTAGATGATTACAGTTAGATTATAAATTACCACACAGAGATGCTTATTGAATTTAACATGTTAAATGTAAGTGTAAATGAGCAGTTTTAAAGAGAAATTAAGTAAGAGTGGACAAAGTGTACTTGATGCAAGAGCGCAGAATCTGTATGAATTGGCTAAAATCGAGGAAGACAGATTTGTTCAGGATTGTAAATTGAAAGTACTTCGCATTCAGGGAGAAATCAACAAACACAATGACCTGGCTGTTAAATCAAGAGACTCTTTGAATCCGGGAGAAGGACTGAATCCGGCTGAATGGGTAAGAACAAGACATGAATTGGCACGTAAACTGCGTGTTGCAAAGATTGAACTTGCTCTAGCTATGCAAGTCGATGCAGAAGAATTTCCCGCTGATGCATCAGAATCCATTAATTTGGATGACGTGAAAGATGACGCTGCTGCAACTGTAAATGAATAATTTATGGGAGCAGGTAGTTATTCTAGAATTGCTTATGATGTAGAGGCCGGCAGTAGGGGTTTATATACCTCCACTAGGGATGAACTCTTTAAGAGCCATGCCATTAATGCATGTAATACTGCTGCATCGCTTAACAACAATGTTAGGCAGTATAACACGCAGATAAGGCAAGAAATGGTTAACGTGGGTGTTCGTGAATCTCGTGATTCTAAAGAACATCCTTTCTCTACTCCGATAATCATTGCGCTAGACGTTACTGGTTCAATGATGGACACACCTTATGAAATGATTAGAGACCAATTCCCTAAGATTATGGACTCTCTCATTCAACTAGGTGTGCGTGACCCACAAATCATGTTTATGGCAGTTGGGGACCACGTTTATGACCGATATCCAATTCAAATTGGTCAGTTTGAGTCTGATACAGCTAAAATCCTTGACACTTTACAGTCATTCGTGATTGAAGGTGGAGGAGGAGGTAATAGAGGTGAAAGCTATCTACTATCTCACATCGTAGCGGGTTATCATACTGAAACTGATTCCTGGTTTGAAAGACACACTAAGGGATTCTTATTTACTATTGGAGATGAACCAAATCTCGATAAGGTAGAGGGATGTTACTTAGAACGTGTTCTAGGGTATCAAAAAGGTGCTAAAACCATTACTTGTCAAGAAGCTCTTGACAAAGCAAAGGAACAGTACCATGTATTCCACATTCACATTACTAATGCCAGTCATGGCTCAAGGGTTGCTGAATCTTGGAAGACTTTACTTGGACAGAATGTATTGACATGTACATCTGGAGAAGTAGACAAGGTGATTGTCACCGCAATTAAAGAGAACTATGAGGAGCCTGTTGAAGGCTTAGCTCCTAGTGCTTCTGTTAGTCAGGAATGGCAAGATGTGCCGTCTGATAGTAATGACAAATTTTATTAAACTGAAATGATTAGTATTGTATTAGGAACAGTACATGGGTAAGAAATTGACCGAGGAGGAAGTAATATCTAGGTTTAGAGATGTTCATGGAGACAAATACGACTATAGTAAAGTCGTCTATGTAGATATGAACTCTAAAGTAACCATTATATGTCCAGAGCATGGAGAGTTTGAACAAACTCCCGCCAAACATATTAATAGGAAGCATGGATGCCCTAAATGCAAGGGTACTAAACTAAGAAACCACTTCTCTTCTACTACCGAAGAATTTGTAAGGAAGGCTGTTAGCAAACATGGCGATAGATATAACTACTCTAAAGTAGAGTATGTTAATTCTAGAACTAAGGTTTGTATCATGTGCAAAAAGCACGGGGAATTTTACGTAACTCCAGATAACCATCTGAAAGGACGTGGATGTCCTAGATGCAAACAGTCTCGTGGAGAGAACATGATTGAAGCGTGGTTACAACGAAGTAATATTCGTTATGAACGACAATTCGTATTGATTAACCAGGAGATAGACAGGCCCTCACATAGATTAGTTATTGATTTCTTTGTAAAGCATAAAGGACGTCAGTATTTCATAGAGTACGATGGGGAACAGCACTTCAGCCCAACCTATAGATTCTATGATAGCATGGCTGATTTCCAAATGCAGCAATACAGGGACCAGCTACTTAATGATTTCTGTGATAGACATAAGGATGCAGTTACCTTGATAAGGGTGAATTGTAGACAATGTGAAGCAGAGATAACTCATACATTAAGTAGCACAATAGCGTAATTTTATGATAAATATAGTTTTAGGTAGTTTCTTCGGCGATTGCGGTAAGGGACAGACAGTTCACAACTTATGTAACAAGTACATAGGTAAGCGAGAGTCTGTATTAGTAGTCAGGTTTAGTGGTGGACATCAAGTAGGACATACTGTAAAGCATGGAGACATGATGCATACCTTTAGTAACTTTGGCAGCGGAACCTTACTTGGAGTGCCGACGTACTGGTCCGAATACTGTACTGTAGACCCAATTACCTCTATGTTAGAGGGTGCAGACTTAGCTAAAATGGGAGTTCGTCCCATTGTTCAGTATCACCCTCACTGCCAAGTTGTAATTCCCTTCGATGTCTATTCCCAAGTTAATAACGAAGAGAACTTACGACATGGTACTGTAGGTACAGGGTTTAAAGCTTGTTTGGACCGGGTTAAGGCAGGATACAGCTTAACAGTTGTAGATTGTATGAATCCTTACATACTGCGTGAGAAACTAAATGCCATAGTGGATAACTATTACAACATGTCTAGTAAATATCCTTCGATAGACCTAGACAACTGGTGTAGGTTAGCACATGCTTATTTCTTACATACAGGTACGGTTAATGAAGATTGCTTGTTGAATTATGATAACCTAGTGTTTGAAGGTTCACAGGGAATATTGCTTGACCAAAGATTCGGCATAATGCCTTATTGTACTCCGTCTAATACAACTTCACAAAACGCTTACGAGCTGTTGCGGAAAGCAGGTATACGTAAAGAAATCCAAACTTGTTATGTAACTCGTCCTTATATAACAAGGCATGGTAACGGCCCGTTTCCTTCTGGAATGTCTGTTAGGGATGTCGATGACCCTAATAATAAGTTCAACGATTTCCAGAAGACGCTTAGGGCTATTGATTTCGACAAAGACCTATTCGCACACAGTGTACGCATTAACCGTTCATTTAAGGTTCCTTATAGGAATGAACGAACGGAGAAATTGTACGTATCACATTGGGATGAAGCATCTGACGCAGAGCGAGAAATGCTAGCAAATTTATGGATGTCGATACAGCCCATGATATTCGATAAGTTAGTTTAGGAGTCTTCGGACTCCTTTTACTGGGCTATGGTGTAGTGGTAGTCACACAAGGTTTTGGCTCTTGTAGCCCAGGTTCGAATCCTGGTAGCCCAACTACTAATTATTTCAGTTTAAAATAGAATTTATCATGAAGTCACTAACAACACTACTCTTTGAGAACTGTTAATTGTGAGTAAACATGGGCGTTCGGGGCCCGTATCTCAATCGGTTAGAGAAACTGACTCATAATCAGGAGGTTGTCGGTTCAAGTCCGGCCGGGCCCACACAGTTAATAGTTGAATCGAATGAGTAAGGTAGTAGGTAGCATTGACGGCTACGATGTCATTTATGTGGAAGGCAAGAATATGATATTCTGTAAGAATACTATATTACCCTTTCCACTCATTAAAAGAATTATCAGAGGAGGTTTGTGT